CCTAAGGCCGCTACGCCTACTGCCACTACTCCCGCAGACGCCGTTCGTGCCTCTGCCGCTGGCCCTGCCCCGCAAATGTCCATCGGTGACCGAATGGCCGCCGACATCAGGAAAAGCGGACGAATGACCGCCCATGACCAGACCTTGCAAGACATTGATTTTGGAAACCAAATGTACAATAAGGCTAATCCCAACGCACCTGCTGGTAGCCTTGCCGCAAGGGAAGCCGCACTGGCACGCATGAGGCCCAATGTCCTTCAGGGTAGTGGATTGTACGAATACAAAACCAATAGCGGAGGAACAAACCTTGCTAGCACGAGCCCAGACGCAATGACTCCGTATTCTGGTCAAACCAATCGTGAAGTTGCATACCAGAAACAATTTGGTGCTGGAGGAAACTGGGTTGGAGATAACCCGCTTACTGGTGAAGTTAAAATTGGTGGTAAAAACTTCAGTTCCCAAGGTGCATACGAACATTCGATTGATACTAAGGGAATCGAAGACGCCGAAAATGAAGCCAACGACTACGCAGACAACGCAGTTGCCGATGGGATGAGGTTAGGAAAATTGCGTGATAGTATGACGGCGGCCTTTGATGCGGCCAAGGCGTTAGACTTAGAAACAGATGATAAAAGAAGGCGAAATAGAACAGACACATTTCTTGATGCCCGTGTGAAGGCTAACGCTTTAGGTGACCAATCATTAGACCCAATGTCATCAAGCCAATACCACGCTTCAGACTTTAGGCACTACACGAAAAACCCAGAAATGATTACCGAGGGCCGTGGGCCAAACGTTAACGGATTGCTCCAACAGCAACAGTCTAACAGACAGCAGGGCGTAATAGACTCTTTGAGGTCATTGCCACAAACTACGCAAGGCGAACGCCAAACAAGTAACATGGTTAACGGATTGCTCCAACAGCAACAGTCTGGAAGGTACCAGAGCGTAATAGACTCTTTGAGGTCACCTCAGCAGTCTATGCCGTACACGCAGATGTACACCCAAGGCAACTCTTGGACCCCTGAGGCTGGAGGAATGTACAATGGTCAAAACATGTCACGTGCCGACAGCGAACCTGAAGCAGGTGGAAACTATGGGAACCCTGAACTCATTAACACTTGGACCCCTCAGGCTGGAGGAAGATTTAACGGCGTCAACAGGAGCCGTGCTGACAGCGAACCTGAAGGAGACTATGGGATTCCCGAACTAATCCGTAGTCGTACTCGCCCGATGCTCCAGCCCAGCCGAGCATCTCTGCTTAAGGCAAAACAAAATTACGACACACGTGGCTACAACGGCCAAATGTAATTGAACAACAACTTTATAAACTAACATGGGAATTCTAAAATCAGCCGCTCGTGGCCTACGAAACCTCACCCGAGGAAAAGGGGAAACCCTTGGCCAAAGGTTTGGAAAACACTTTTTAAATCCCGGAAGTTGGACGGAAGACATTGCCTCTGGCCTTGGCATCCGCACTCGTGGTCCGCTTCAATTCAAGAACGCAGGTAAACCATTTAAGAAAGGAACACCTGCAACCTCTGGCAACGGAGCGTATGCCGCTGGGCTTGATGATGCTAGCAGTGGCATTCCAGACCAAGCCGCCGTCGCCGCTTCTGGTGGCTATCGCAATTTAACTGGTGCTGGCCTTGCCGCACAGTCAATTCCTTATCTTGCTGGTGCTGGAACCCTTGGTTCTAAGATGATTGCTGGCACCGAGCCCACTAAGGACAAGCATGGGGTAGAGACTGGCATGAGGAACGACGACCTCATCAAGGCCCGTGAAAAATACCAACAGAACATAGGTGGTGCTAAGAAGTTTACCCCAGCCTTACTTGAACACGCTTCAAAGGATTCCCAGTGGGTTAAGTCTGCCATCAAATCAATGGGCATGGACAAGTACAAAAAGTTGCGAGCCCGTGTCGCTAGTGACAAGGCTGGAGGAAACGCCGCTGGCGTGCTTCATGCCGCACTGATTGATGAACTTGCTAAAGTCGGAGACGAAGAAATGATGAAGCAAGCCGCTACGCAAGACTATGTACTTCCGGGACTTGCAAAAGTTGGCGATGACGCACGTCGTGTAATTGTCATTACCAACCAAAAGGGCAAGGACAAGAAGTCTTCCCAGATGGCACTCCAGTACGAATACGACGAGGGAGATGACCAGTAATGGATTCTGGATACGATGACGACTTTGGTGTTAAGCCAGAGGACGTCCTAGGCCAATCACGGAAGGAAGGGCACTACTACCCCGAGCGAGCCATGGCCGCTAAACAGGCAGGGTTTAACCCCCTTGCCGAAGCCGCCCCCCTGTTCCAAAGCAAGAAGCGTAATAAAGGTGGTCCTAGCGACCCTTATGGCGACTACATGACTGCACAGGCCAAAGAGAAGCCCTCTGTGTTTGCCAAGGACGCTGAGTTCTACGCCAATGCCGTCGAGGACTATGGTGCGGCTCAGGCACTCACCAGTTCCAAGGACGGGCGTGCCATCTTCCAGATGTACGACCCCTACGACATGGACAACGGCTTTGCCGAGGACAAGAAGACCAAGAAAAGTAGCACTTGGATGATTGTCCCCAAGGGCTCCCGTCAGGTACCCACCCCTGAGGGCGTTAAGGACCTGCCAATGCATGCCTTCGCCCGTCAATACGGGGTTACTAACGTTCCCTTTAAGGCGGGTGGCGAGGAAGCCGACAAGTTCAGGGGCCTGATTTCGGACAGCCAGTTGCTCTTAGGCAACCTCACCAAACTGGAGGAAATTTACAACCAGAACGCAGTCCTCACTGGCTTTGGCTATAGTGAGGCTTCCACTGAGGCCCGAGGCCTAGAGGCCAAGATTACCCAAGACTTCATGCGTGTCATGAGTGGCACTAAGGGCCTTGGAGGTAACGTGTCCGAAAGAGACTTAAGTTTTGCCATGTCCATGACCCCTCAGAGGGCTACCAATTGGGTCACACGCTTTAAGGGGAATGAACTGGCTCTCATCAAGAGGGTCAGGGCTATGACCAAGGAAAAGTTAAAGAGTTCCGCCCAAGCAAACGGGTTGGACTTCCTTGAACAAGACAGCAATGGTGGCGAATCCTCTAAGACAGACTCTTACGAGAACAATAGCATCTCTCTTTAAATGGAATCTGATACTCCCGCTCGGGACCCCAATGACATTAACCAGACTGCCGCTTATGCGGCGGCTATGCAAAGGGCGGGGGGACGCTTAAACCTTACACCTAAGGCACCAAGGGAGGACGCCTTTGCAAAGACGCCAGTAGACGAGTCGGAGGAACTTGCTACGTGGTACCAGATGAATGCCGACAAGGGCATCGACCTGTCTAGCCCAGACGCCAAGGAGCACTGGCAGAAAATCGTTACTGGAATCAACAAGCGTCATACCGACTGGGGTGAAACCATCAGCGAAGTGGGGGGAATGATTGCCAAACTACCTGCTGACTTGCTGGAAGGCATGGCCGAAGACCCTAACCCCCTAGTGTGGGGTGCCTCTGTTGGTGAGGGCGTTGTCAGGTCGCTCCGAGACATGTGGGGTATGGTTACCGAATCCGAGAACCCTACGTCCCCAGTTTTCCATCTTCGTTCACTTATCAGGGCGGTCAAGAGTGGCAAAATTTCCCAGAACTGGGAGGAGGAAGCCCAGCAATGGAACGAAAGCAGAAAGTTTCTCTGGGATAGCCAAAAAATTATGCAGGGAGACATGTCTGTGTATGAGACGCTTCCCTACGTAAACATGTCTGAGGCTACGGCCCAGAAACTTAGGTCATTTAGCAACCCCAAGGTTGCCCATGCCATGTCCTTCCTTGGACTTGAAGTCGGCTCTATTGCTATGGCTCCGTTTACTGGCGGTGCTTCTCAGGCACTTGCTATTGGGACTGCGGTAAGGGCTGGCAGGGCGGGTGCTATGGCGGCTGAAAAGATGTCGTTCTACGGCAAGGCCATGGGAACCCTTACCGAGGCTGGCAAGAAGTTGGATGCCTTGGCCGCTGGTGCTACCCAAAGGGCTGTAGGACATCTGGCCACTGGTCTTTCTAAGGCCATCTCTATCCCTGCTAATGCTGTCGAAGGATTAGTCGGCGGCACCATTCAGTCTGTTGCCGCTAGGAGTGGCTATGGTGCCGAGCACATTAGGAACATCGCCGCTACTCAGGCCATCAATGGCATGGCTGACATCGGTGCTGGGGAAATCAGGCAGACTGTCGGTTACCTTGGCTCTCTAGGCCTTAGGACAACGGCAGAACTGCTTGGTGAAGTTGGCGAGCAGAGCCTTAACCTTGCCCATGGCATGATTACCGCCGACCAAGTCAATGGACTTACTGTCCTTGAAAGGATGGCTAGTAGCAAGACGCTAAGTCCTTCTGCCTCCAAAGCCGCAAAAGCCCTCAACGTCATTGTAGACCCGATGCTTCAGATGTCTACGGCGGCTATGAAGCATGCCTACAAGGACTCCCTCCTGTTTGCTGGCCTAGGCTACATGAACGACAGGGAACGTGGGGCCGTAAGCGGTGCCACCATGGGCATGGTCTGGGGTGGCTACAGTGGTGCCGTCAGGCACATGTGGGGCAATGTGAACGGCTTTGTTCAGCACGAGAATTTCATCAAGGACTTTGATAATAACTTCCTGCCCAAACTCGACGGCTTTAGCCCAGAATTCGCAGAGTTTGCTAGGGCTGTCACCAAGGACGCAGACCTAAGTAAATCTAGCAGGGTTTCCTCCAATGTTAGGGTCGTCCTTCAGATGGCTCACACGATTTTAGACCCTAAGCAGAAGAAAGGAATCATCGCTAGCACGAAGCCAGCCGCCGAAATGATGACCATTCTTTCAAACAGGGGCGTTAAGGACCCAGCACGTTATCTCGACCCACGAGGTCGTGGTCAATTTACGTTAGTTCCAACGAACGATGGCATGATGCCTATGCTTTGGCTGAATCCTGACTTGTATAGGCCAGCCGATTTTGGACACGAAGCACTTGGCCACATGCTGATTTACACGCTCCATGAGCGAGGCCAAATGGGCACGCACTTGCTTGAGTTCTTTGGCACTGGGGTGGACAAGGGGGTTTGGTCTGACAAGTACATGGCCGAGACTGCGGCCCTCAGAAACTCTCTTGAGATGGCAATGCAACAAATTGGTGAAGGTCAAGGCATCGAGGGTGTCCGAGCCTTAGCAAATAAAATTTACCATAGTGACGCAGGGACAGAAGGTAGCGTAGCCTTTTTTGCCGCAAGGTTAAAAGCCCTAAGGGATTCCTCATATGGGGCTGACTTTGCGTTTTTCAATCAGCAGGACAGGGGCCAGCCCAGTCCGTTTAGAATAGGCGAAATTGCCAGCCTTGACCCTAATGTAGAGGCGAACATGCCTCTCAGGTACATCTTTGAAGAAATGATGTCTGGCCATGCTGAAAACATGTTCATTCACACCAACCTTCAGGACCTCAACATCCCTGCCGACCAGAAGCCCCTTAGGATGTACTTCGAACGTAAGTTCCTTGAGCGTCTTTCTAGGGTGACTACCGAACTTGAGATGGCTGGTGTCAGGGCTAAGTATGGTGCCCCGCTAGGGAAGGACAACAGGCCAAGCATTCAGGCAGAGGTTTACGACGATGGCATCTACAGGAGGGCACCGCAAATGGACAACCTGTTGCGTAACATGGTTGATGCGGCGAAGAACACCAACGACGCCCCCGTACAGAACTTGTCCCCAGAGATGCAGTTGGCCGTGGCCAAGAAGCACAGGAAAGAACACCTGTTCAACATTCGTGGCACTGGTGCTACGCTAAAAGGCGAGAAGGAACGCAATGAGATGTCCACCAAGTCATCCAAGGGTGCCTTCGACATCATTGACCAACTTCCTGACGAACTTAAGCCTAAGATTACTTTAGACGAGCACGGCAACAGGACTGCCGACGTCTACACCATGAAGGATGAGGTCCTTGACTCCCTCGCTGACAGTGGCTTCCTTGACCCCGAGTCTGTCCGTGTAGCCAAGGCATTTAGGGATACCTACATGGCCTACGAGTCCAGCGGCTTTACGAGCGGCAACATGTTCTACGGCCAGAACCTTGGTAGTAGCCATAGGACCGCAGTCGGTAATCTCTTTAAGCGTATCTTTGGTGAGGACGTTCCAGTCACCCATAGGGTGTTTGTCCCGTTTGAACTCAAGTTGTACTACAGGACCACGGATGGCACGGGCAAGCAACTCAGGCAACCTCGTGGTGGCTATGTAGCCACTGTCATGGACTACACCGCAGTACATCGTCGTGAGATGAAGATGTGGTCTAGGCCTGACGTTAAGGCATTGTTCAGTGGGCTCCAAGAGTTCAACGAGTTCTTCCACGTGTACATGATGAACATGCTAAGGGAGCCTTCCGCTAGGGTGGACTCCGCTTCGCTGTTCAAGCCTAAGTTCGGTGCCAACGCTGAAAAGGTCAGGGACATCATGTACGAAACGTTTGGTGCGAGCAAGAGGGCCGACGAGTCCTACATTAACCCTCCCCGTGAAGGCTACTTTAGCAGTCACGAAAACCCCAACTTCCCTATCCACTCCCTTAGGTTAGAGAACCTTGTAGGAGTCGAAAGGGTCGCCGCCGCTCCGTTCCCCTACCACCACGGCAGGTCCTACGAGCCCCTTAGGCGTAATCTTTCTGTCGCTGGCTTTGAGGAAATCTCGGCCAATATGTTCGCCAGCGGTCAGGGCTACAGGGTAATGCGTGAACGACCCACTCAGGGTAGCAATTGGAAGGTGTTTAGCCCATTCGGAGCCATGATTGGGAGTTACAAGGAAAGGGATAAGGCGTTCAAGGCCGCTCAGAAACACCTTAGGTCCTCAATGAATCCAGCCGACGTGCTCGCCCTGCCTACGGACGAAGCATGGACGCAGATGAACAGGACGGAGCGTCTCCAGCAGATTCAGAAAGACCAGTTGGCGTACCATCAGGCTACGTCGGCTAGGGCAAAAGGCTACCTACAGGTTGGCCCAGTGCGTCAAGGCGGGATTGGAATTAGCCCAGAAAAAATTGAGCCAAGGGACTTTGTCTCCTTAGTTTTTAAAGCCGTACCTTCCAAATTAGGAGAAGAAATTTCTACGCTTTATACAGACTGGAAAAAACTTACTAAACAGTATGAAGTGTCTAACAACCTTCCAGAAGGCACGCTTGGGAAGTTAAGGTTTAGGGAAGATGACTTTAACAAAGTCTCTTTTGAAAGCCATGGAACGCCTATGTCCATTGAAGCCCACCAACATGATGGTCTACCCGTCATTACTTTTGACAGGTCATACTTTGAAAAGCACTCACCAGAAGGAGCCCAGCGGATTTTCCATCAGATGCTGGAATCACACGCTGAACGCATTGCTAGGGCCTTTAACCCCGAAAATGCAGGAATGTCGTTCTGGACAAAAACAAGTGACGCTAACGCCCTAGAACTCAGAGGGCAGAATTTGCAAATTGCAGAAGCCACAAAGGCTCTTTTTGACCACGTTTCAGGCAAGGGTGAACTTCCTCCTGAGTACAAAAAGGCCATGGAAGACACCATAGCATCAACTGAATGGTGCAGTGATAAAAAGGAGCCTAGGTGGGAGCAACTCAAGAAATCAAAGTCGGAGTTTGAAACCGCAAGGCTTTGGAGGGAAATCATAGAACTCAGAGGGCATACAGGAGTGTTTGGTTTATTCGCCAAGGCTTTTGGTGGCAACGTAAACCAGCCACGTGCAAGACAGGCAATGGAACTTCTCAGGCAACTTAACCTGCCAGACGAAAACGGCGTAGTTGCTCCTGTTGCTGGTCCCAACGGCCCACTGATTCACCTATCATTGAACAAGGACTTCAAGGACTTGTCTATCAGGCTAGATAAAATCGTAGATGGCATGACTCTCTCTGAGAGAGATGCGTTTAACACATTTGCAAAAACCGTTTTCAGCCATCAAATTCACCAAATTTACGTTGACTCAGCGTATGCTGGCATAGGAGTAATTTCAAAAGAGTATCATGTTGGACCTGCATCTCCTAGGAAAGTAAAAGGTACTCTAAAGTCTACTGGAACGTCAGTTTACCCAAAGGCAGAAGCAGTAACTACAGGCATTTCCCTCAATGACACCAACTGGGTGTCAGTACGTGTTTCTGGGAGTGGCGTAGACGCCACAACGAACCATGGAAGCATTATTAAAATGGGTTACGGCGATGCGTTAGGCACCAATCCCGCTGTTCGTGGTGGCACTGAGTTAGGCTCTGCGTTTGGTTTACCAAAAGGAGGCAACATGTCTAAGAAGACAGTTGGGGTCGCCGTCTCTGCGTTGCCAAATGAAATTGGTGATTATGTTTATGACCGAGGCATGGAGAGGGCAGGAATTCTAGATGTGGCACGTGACCTTTCTTACGACATCATTGCTTCATCTGCTAACAGCGACCAGAATTTAGTAAAGGTTTGGGAGCAATTTTCTAAAACAAAAAATACCACCGAACTAGCCGTTGCACTTCACGACATTGCGTTGGCTACTGGGAAGCAAAGCCCTCTTGAAAACTCCTTCTCGTTGCTTGGATTGGCCAAGGCACTAGACCCAGTTGCCACAGAGCGTAGGTTCAAGGCTAAGTATGGACCCAAAGAGGCTGAGCGGGTCAAGAACGGCGGCGACCCTCAACTATTTACACAGGAACTAGCAATTGCTGGAGACAGGTACTGGAGTGAAGCAGTAGCCAACTACAACACAACCGCATCAACCCTTTGGGATGTTGGTGGCGAGAAGACGTTGATTGAGTTGCACTACGATTACGGAGTCTCCTCTCAGTTCCATGCTAAATTTGGTTACGACGCCAAAGCCCTTGAGGCTAGGGTCGCCAAACACAGAAAGATTCAGGCCGCTACCCATGACATGGCCAACAAGAAGTGGATGTCTGTTGGTGGCGTAGACGCACTTAGGCCCTCGGTCCGTGACGAGGTTCTCCGTGCTGGCCTCGCCAAGGAAATCACTATTCACGGCAAGAAGGTAATGACCTTTGAGTTCTCTGACTCGGAGGCCTACCTAGACACTTCCTTCGTCCAGAACCAGCCCCACCTGCTTCCGTTTGCTGGCATGCCAGACCCAGAGAAGGCATACTCTGACTATGCCTTTGAGGTTAAGCGTAGGGCCGCTATCCCTGACTCCCCTAAGTACATCCCTAGCCACATCCCTGTCGGCAAGGAAACCACCCTAGGCAAGGTGTTCGGCCATGAGTCGATGTACTACTACTACCCAGAGATGCGTGACGTCAAGGTTAGGTGGATTGACGACCATGGTGCATACGCCAGAACCCTCCCCTCTGGAGAGTCTTTGATTGAACTCGGCATTAGGTCCTTTGCCGCCGCCGAACTCAACATGAAGAATGACCCAGACGGCATGGTCATCAATGACGCCAAGTCTCTGACTAGCAGGTTTACTATCGAGAACCCCCTTGCGTCTATCATCCTGCACGAGGCCCAGCACGTCCTTCAGGAGAAGGCCAACATGCTGAAGGAGGATGGTCACATCTTTAACCTTAACAAGCAGGTGCTCATGGGGCACTTCGCCAATCTCCTTGGCATCAAGAGCAACTTTGCCATCTCTGACGTCATCTCTAAGGCCATGAAGCGTGATGCCGTATGGTCCGACGCCGTAGATACCGCCGCCCCAGACGTCAACGCTTTGGCCGACAGGCTAGCCCTTGCAAAAGACTCTCCTGTAATCAGGCACCTTAGTGCTAAGGCCAGCCCCCTGATGAAGACGGCTCTTAGGAACTTTGCCGCTTTTGTGGCACATGAAGCCTCGGCAGGAAGGGTTGATGACACGTTTGGTCGCATGGTTCTAGACCTACAGGAGGCCCACAAACACGCTGAGACGCTCACCGAGCACCTCCATGCCTACGATAGCATGACGAAATTGAGGGCGGAACTTAAAAAGAAGTCTCCTGCGTACGCCATCAAGATGAACTTTGACTCGCAATTCCGACAGGCTATGAATGCCCTCGGTCTTGTCAGGAACGTGGTGGCAATCGAGCATTCGACGCCGACACAAAAAGCCCTCCTCGTTCGTCAGGCCCTAGAGGACTACACGGACATGTACTACATGAACACGCCGTCTGAGAGGATGGCCCGTGAGACTGAGGCACGCAGGATGCTCACGCAGGACGAACTTGATAAGAGCCCTAGGAAGTACTCTGAGGACCTCCTTCCCGAGGGTTCTGTCATGGACATTATCGACAGGGCTATGGCCCAGTCTAACGTCGAGACTCCTGACAGCCTGATGAAGCGGCAGACTGGAGCCATCGACTCCTACTTGCAGTACAGCAAGCATAACCCCGTTCAGGTCATCATGAAGTCTATTGGTGGCATTGCCTCCAAGGAAGGCGACAGCGGAGGCTATGAGATGCTCGGTAAACTTTCCCTAGTTAGGTACATCCTCGCTAGGTCTGGTGATGAGATTGAATCGCTCGGAAGGTTTTCCCTGATTGAGCGAGGCTGGGCGGTTGAAGAAGGCAAACTGGTCTTCAAAACTGGCAACTACATCGTCCAAGGAGATTTCAGGGAAGCAATCGAACGGCTTTCTAACAAGATGGAGGGCCTGTCCACCAGAAATTACAGTCAGGCCGACACGGGGTACGTCCCAAAGGAGTACGTTACCCCTAGTGCTCAGAGGGAAAACGGCACCTACAGCCTTCAGGACATCGTTGAGATTGCCAACATCAAGATTACCGCCGCCGACACGCTTAGCATAGGCAACAGCGTCATCGACGCTATCATGGACGATTCGTTCCCGCCAGTGTTCAAGGTTGGGGATGTGATGAGCAACCTTAACAGGAGGGGAGTAATCTTCTCTAATGACGCTACGACTGCCGTCATGCTTCCTGACATTGTCGCAGGGTTTGGGCCAGAGACAGTAATGACTAAGAATGACCTTCTTAACATTCTCTGCTACAACCACTCCAAGTTCTCGATGTTGTTCAACGCATCGGACTCTGGTTTCGGAGTGAACGCCATCCCAGACTCAGTGTTGGCTAGGAAGCCCTCCAGCGATGTCATGAGGCAGGTATTGGCCGCATTCCCAAGTACCTCTAAGTCTCACATTCAGGGAATACTTGCACAGCGTGGCGGGTACAGCCCGTTTCAGGTTACCTCTAAGGAGTACAGGTACGGAAAGTTTGAGTTAAGCGGTCAGGAAATTAAGTTCTCTGTCCCTGAACTTGAAGCGTTCATTACTGCTCCAGAAGACATGGTTGAATTACAGAAAATCAGGGAGCGTATCTCCTCTGGCTTCATGGCCACCTTGGCTGAACATAGCGTTACCTTGAACTCAAGGGAGGGACAAAAGCGTGCCAACACTCTCAACGAAAGGCTACAGAGGTTGTCCACGCTTATTGAGCCAATGCTCAACAAGGTCTTTGACATGGTTAGGGACTCGGCGTCTGGCTCTCCTAGGGAGAAGTCTAAACTCGCCGTCATGCTGTTGAGTGAACTTGAAAAGTCGCTTGTTCGAGTGACAATTGTCGAAGGGAACAGGGGTAGGAATTCCAACGAGGGTCAAGTTCCTATGATGGTTGGAGGTCACAGGGATACTCTGTCTTCTGGCTACTACGAGCCTACCGCACTGGCTCGCATACACGGCAAAGGTTCCGTCATCTCTAGGGCGGCAAATGCTGGAGGTATGGCGGCCAGCCGCCACTCCCACACGCCGCTTTCCGTTGAACAAATGCACACGCTTGGAACTCTCCATGGAGGGTTTTTATTCGGAGAGTCTGCCTTCATATCTGGCGATTCTGCTATTCCGTTCGAGCGTGCCGAAAGCGGTCTTGCTATTTCGATTGGAGGAGCCTTCGACCAGACGCTTAGTAGGGCAGTCATAAACTCGCAAGAATCCCTGACTTCAAGGGATAGGCTAATGCAGGATGTTGCCGTTGGCGATGGCGTAGAAACAACGCAAAGCAGGATGGCAAAGGCTCAGTTTAACTGGAGCGGTGAAGAATTTAATGTCGTCACTATGAGGCTCAGGGACCACGCCGACGCAATAGAGCATCGTATGTCCGAAATTGACCTGCAAATTGATGAAGTCGGTGAGTTGCGTCGTTTTCATGAAAATGGAAAACAAGACCTTACTCCGTACAGGGCTGGCGGTTTTGTCCAAAAGTTCCTCAGTGAAAAGTTGGCACAGGGAATGACCGCTGGTGCTACTTTTGACCTGCTCACCAGCATGCTTGAGGCCAAAAAGACTGTCTTTAATGCACAAGCCAAGGACATGGGTAAGGTGTTCCAAATTCAGTTAGGTGTCGCCAGCAAGGTTGCTGGAACCCTCGCACCCATTACTGTCCAACGCACCGAAGTTTACGTCGGCATGGAGGCCGTGCTTCCTCACCATGTTGCACTCCGTGGCTCTAAGCGTGAAGCAGGTGCCGCAATCATCAAGGTAGGCGAAGACTCTTTCGTTGACGTAGATACCTCCCTTGCAGACCCAGAGGCCGTCAGCAGTGCCACTCTCCCAGCCTTTGGCATGGAGACGCAAATCCCCAAGTGGCTAATGAAGGGGATGAACACAAATGCACACAATCTTGAGGCCGTCGTTACTGGCCTTATCGGCGGAACCATTTTTGACGGTGACGGTGACATCGTAAGCAAGCCAAGTACCTATGCTGACCATGTGGCATCGTTCATTGAACGTGGTGCATTGCCTGATGACGTAACCACTCCACTTCCTGCCGAAACATCAACCCAGACTGTTATTAGCGGACTGTTGTTTGCTAGCCAGAACACTTTTGCTAACCTTAGCAAGCACGTGCCAGATGCGAATGCTAACTTCGTAGATTGGGCATTGGCTAACAGGGGACCGCAAATTCAGGCCGACTATCAAACTGGCGGCTTGTTCGGCGACCAAAACATAAGCCAAAACCCATTACTAAATACCAGCACCAGAGGCATTAACACTGCGGTGCTAGGCATGATGGTCGCTCCGTTTATCTTAGCCCACAACAACCTAGGATTCCCCGACGTCAAGGGAGGCAGGATTGTGCATGACACTAAGGTACTAGAAGTAGGCAACTACCACGAGATTGTGGCTTTCGCAGAGACTGCCGACATGCGTAACCCAGAGCATATGGTCAAAATGAAGACCATGATTGAAGAATGGTACACGCAGGTCGATAAGACCAACCTTGAAAGGATTGTTTACGAGGCTTCTTCGGCTCAGGCTATCGACGGAACCTTACTGAGGCTGAATATGGCCCAGACACATGCACTGTCAAAAAGGAGCCAAGAAAGGGCTCCTGAAATCATGGAGGCTCATGACATGGGTGCTACGTTTGGCTTCGACCAGCAGTATGGAGACAGTGGAGTTTACGGAAATGACGTGCCGACTGGACATGGTACCTCGACGATTTCCTACATGAGCAAAAACATCCGCCAACAAGCGGGTAGCGTTACCTTTTGGAGGGGCTATTTCATGGGCGTCGCTTCACTTAAGGGAATTAAGACTAGGAAACCTAGGGAACATGGTTGGCGTAAGTATGGCGTTAAAGCACATGACGCCGTCGCTGGTGACGCTTGGTTGCAATACGACAGGCCTAGCATGTCGGTCAGGCGTAGCGTCAACCTTGGCATGGACATCAACTCCGCAGACATTGCCCACTCAAATGAAGTGCCCACTATTGGTGGTAGTTTCACAATGAAAAAAAACCGCAAGTCATTCAAGGACCTGAACCCTCAGGCTCGAGTCCAAAGTTCGGCTTACAGGACTCCGCTAGGGGAAGAAATGAGCGTGTATGACGCAATCCAGACTATTGCTACCGAGCAAAAGCAGAGCATCGAAGGTCTTGATACAGAGGGTGCCTATGGAACCAAGGATGTTTGGTATGACATAAACTCTGGAGAGGGTGGGCAAATTGTGCTCGGCACCGACACTGGCGATTCTACAAAAGCGGCACTTAGGGTCAGAAAGTCTGAATTCTCCTCTAGGGTAAGGCGTGAGATTATCGTCAACAGGTTGGCGAATCTGGCCAGTCAGTTGGGAACGAGCAAACTAGCGGTACAGCCAGCAAGGTTCTCGTCTGCCAGAAAGCCGTCATTAGGTTTCATTGGACTTGCTTCTAGCGACACTAGGGCTGGACACTTTAACAACAGTTCCACTCATAGTATTGCTTGGAGCGGACAACCTTTTGTTTCTGCCATGAGTGCTGAAAGGGATAAGCCTAGGGTCGGATTTGCATGGAGTAGGCTAGAGGACGGAAGAATCATGGTTAACCTCGCACCAGACATTAACTTGGGCTCATACCTTGATGCTGTTCCTGCGGATAGGTACATCGCACCTCTTGGATTCTCCCACAGGCGTTCGCTCGGCTGGGACTCCAACACTAAAACTCTCATTCCAATGGCCCTTGGTCGAATGCTTGGAATGCAAGACGCTATTGGCGACAATGGAAAAGCCATGCGTACGCTAGACAGGCGTATCGCCCATACCTCTGACTTACTGCACCCAGCATCACTTAAGCAGTACGAACTCGCCGCAAAGTCTGTTGCCAAGCGTGCTCTGCTAGGAAGGCTTACCAGCGAAATTGAATCCGCTGAATTTACACGCAAGATAACCCAGTTTGGCTACGGAAGTAATGCCATTAAGAATGTAAGGGAAAATGGCCGTGCCTTGGACTTCTCTGAGTTTGTTGCTGGCAACGAAGAACACGTCAAACAGTTGCTGGACCTAAATGACCTGATGAGGACTTCCTCACCAGAACACGGGTACCACACCATTATCCTGCCAAAGCACGCTGGGCTGGACCTCCTTCAGTCTGCTTACTTCACGCTAGTTGCCTATCACTCAGAGTCTTTAAGGACAAATGACAGGGTTGGTGCTTACGCAAGGAATGGGAATTACAGATACTGGGCTGGCGGACCAACGGGCGATAGTCCGTACTTCGGCCACATTGACGAATTTGGTGGAATAACTGGAACGGCCAGAAACACATTCTTGCGTGCACTTGCTAGTCACCGAGAAATGCGTGGTGAGTCCTATGGCATTTCAAGTGGAAAGCCTAGCCTTGTTGGCTACTCTCTTGAGGGCTCTGTTGATGCTCGTGGTCCTAGCAACTTTGCTAAGGAAATTGAACAGCATGCAACACGGGCTTCATTCATTAACCCAGACCTAATTCGTGACCTTACTGGTGCACACGAAAGGATGCTGGGTGCCGAAAGCGGTTACTTCATGCCTGACGTTGAGCGTGCCTTTGCTATGAACGGAGATAGGTCTGCGGTCATTGACCTGCTCATGCCTGACTCTAAGCACCTGCAACGCTTTGCTTGGGACGACGTAAAGAAGAACAACGTCACTGTAATCAGGAAAAGCGACAAGTCTGGCTTCATGGTAGGCCATGACGTTGTCACTGGTGTCGATACGTCTGGAATGCCCGTCAAGACCAGAAAGGTCATGGCCTTCAGGATTGAGTCTGAAGCCTTAGCCTACAGGGACTCTGTGATGTCTGGTGGCGTTGAGGCTGAGGTGCCTTCCATGCTATTCAAGGAGGGAGGCTATGCCATGAAGACCCTCGACCAGAAGTACTCCCATGCCAAGACGAGCGGCAAGGCTAACATCACAAAAGGCCAGCAGGTAAGCGACGCTTACGTCGCCGCCGAGGCTGAGACTACGATGGCTGTCTATACTCATGACGGATTCTACCATGTAGGAAACATTGACACTCCTTTTACCACCCTGCCAGAGGCCAAGGCCGCACAGGAAATGCTCCTTAGGGTTGAGACTATCACGGGCAACGCACCTAAGGTTGAAAGAATCAACCTATCTACTGGCGGCGTCGGCATGTATGAGCACGACATCAGGCGTGGCCTACAATTTGGTATCGGAGGCTCTCCCTACCAGTTCGCACCTAGGGCTTTGAATGTCCTTAGGACTGGCCTTGTTCCCATGCTTGAAAGGAATGCAAGCGGTGCTACGAGGAAGGTAAAGAAGGCTGTCGAGGTGGCCAAGGGTGGAGAATGGTATGAAATGTTCATGGAGAACTCCGTGTCTAAGAATGAAATGCGAGTCCTTGGACTTGCTGACTTCTTGCACGACAACAGGGATAACAAACTTACCAAGACCGAGGTAGCCAAGTTCCTTTGGGCTATGTACCCAGTCACTGGCCGTAGGTCTGACCAACTGACCAAGTCGCCCTATGTTGCCAGCGTTAATAGCCCCGAAGCGGCCATTAGGTCTACGGCTCGCAGGTTCCACGAGGAACGTATGCGTCAGGTTAAGGAGATTGAGGACGCCATCGAGACTACGCCAGAAGAAGAAAAGGGAGTTATGGTAGCCTACCTTGCTACCATCAGGAAGATGCATGACGACGCACTTCAGTCTGCCCTCGAACAATTCTACGAAAAAGACACCGCCGTTGCCATCATTGGTAACGTTGAAAAGACAAGTGTCATTGATGCCGCAACGACTGGATACCCTCCTGCTAACGTAGGAATGTCAGGAAGAAATGTCCCGCTTGAACTGAGCGGCTTCCCTCACGTCGCCATCACCCCTGCTGTTCTTGAGACTTACAGGTCTGTGTTTAATGATGCCTTTGCAAAGGCCAAACTAGAAGCCGCCTCTAGGGTCGCTGGGTTCGACTTTGAGATTCCAGATTTCCGCTCCAACAGCGTGCCAGTAGACCTAATCATGGACTGGGGCCAAGAGACTTCGGTTACCTCCAAGAGGACTGGAACTTCTTCCAAGGACACGGTCGGTGAGTCTGCAAAGACTGCCTTCAACATGCAGATTCAAGATGGTCATCCTGACTACGGAAACTACACCAGCGGTATTGGCAGTTACAGGTGGGATACCCTGCACACTGGCATGGGACTTAGTAAAGCGGACACCTATCTCTCAAGCCTGAAGGAACTTTTCAAGGCCGCAGACACCGCAGAGGAGCAGTCTAGGATTCAGATGCAGATGGACTCTCTGTCCCGTATCATAAGAGTGAAGCGTGTTGCCGAAAGTCGAATGAGCGGGACGGGGCACAAGAGCACCCCGTCCTCGACCATGCAACTTGGTCATGCTCGCCATAGCGACGTCATTGTCACCGCATACCATAGGGCTAATGCCCCCCTGAGTGAACTGTCTAACTCACTGATGATGAAGCGTGACACCATGGCAGTCCTTGGCATTGAGGAACTCCAATCAGACAGGTACCAATCGAGTACCTTCGGACCTATGATTGATTCGTACCTAGGTTCATCGTTTGAACAGGTTGAGGGAGGAAAACTTCTTACCGAACTCACCACCCTTAGGCAGAAAATCGAACAGGAGGAGTTAAAGCAGGGACACCTCTCCGCACCAATGGAAGCAGTGCAAAGCAGTGTTAAGCAGAAACACACGCATAACGTTTACGCACTTCTGGCCGCTCGTGAAATGGAAAAGGCTTCCCCTCTCCTTAAGTACATCCTTTTCTCACAACTTTCAGAAAGCGAAAGGGACGCAGTCGCATTAGACCATAGCGTTAAGCACCCCATCACAAAGGAAACTGCTGAGAAATACGGAATCAAAGAAAATTACGTCCCTGAGGTTAAGTTCACCGTTGGGTACAATGGAATCCTTCATTCGTCGCTTAGAGATTTAATTGCGTTAAGCCACTCAGAGGGTGGTTCAAACATGCAGTATTCTGGCTGGCTTGTGCCTTATGGCTTTGGGCCCAAGGATAAGCAAAACGGACTAATGCCCATGAGCCAGACGGATTACATCAGGTACAATGACAACCCGTCCCCCGACAACGCTGGCCGACTTATTGCCTCCTTCGGGCTTCAGTTTAACACGGAGTTTATGTCTAGGCTCGATGAACTTGGACAATGGTACGAAATTGACGGCGACCTGCTTGGAACCCCACATGGGGTAGACTTTGACAGAATCGCCATGGAAACAGTTCTAGACTACAAGCGTAGGCTGGGGCGTAGCGATGTGGACCCACGTTTCAAACGTCAGGCCCTCCGCATCATGACTTCACTTGAGCAACTTTACTACGAGAAGGGTGACGGAATCATCTCGGACTTCAGAACTAAATGGAGCGGCGTCCATTCTGAAAGAAACAAAGTGGCTAACCTTTCAGACCTGAATCGAGGCGAAGACATGACGGCTAAAAGGCCTTACTCACTTTACAATAGTAGGCTCTGGAACATTGCAGAAAACCCAGACGCCCATGTCCCGTCGCTTGTTAATAAGGGATTAACCAATAAAGATTCTGCTGTTGCCAATGCTACCGAGGTGGCAAGAAGGACTAATTATTCTGAAAAGAAATTCCTCGAACTTTCCCCCGTTCGGGCGTTGGCTTTCGACATAAGGCTAAGGAGCAAAATTCTAGGCGTTACACCTGAACAGTATTTAGACGCTCTTGCTTGGAACCTTGAAAACGGCGAAGGCAAGGTATACCAAGAAACGACAATTCAGACCATGAGAGACAGTATCAGCGACCCAGAGTCCGTAACTCATAACCGACTGTCCAACATCGGAGACAGGTGCATGCTATTCGTTCAGTCCATGGACATCGACTTCGATGGTGCGGACGGAAACCCCGTAGGTAGGAACAGGGGAGTCCATGAATTTAAGGCCCAGACCGTGCTTGGTAGGATTTTTGAAGGTGTCGCTCCTCAGGTCACCGCAACCTATCTCGCCAACAAGCCAAACGTACTTCTGGATGGCTATAGGGCTAAGGTCTTTGAGATTGAGGCCAAGATTGGCAAGGTAGCAGACGCCGACACTTACACCTACCCAGACCTTATCCCTCTGGGCGAGGATGGTGCCTATCGTGGTACTATGACCAGTTGGTATGCCATGAGGGCATTACAGTCCCGCAAGGACGCAATAACAGTCATGGACGCACGTCACCACCGCACCCGATACGACTCAGTCGGTAACACTGTCGGCATGTTCAACCTAGGAAATGGCATCATTGCACCCATCAACATTGCTGGCTCAAGAAGGTCAACCTACATGGCTTCTGCCTACATCATGGACGTGGCCAAGAAAGAGAAGGCTCACGGAGGACTCATTGATGCAATGCACGCTGGGCTGTTTCCTGACGCTGTAATGTACAACGATGCAGAACTTTTCTGGAATGGAAAAAGTGCAAAGATTTGCAGGCACCTTGAAATAGCCGCTGAAGAAATAATCCAGCAGTTGCCGTTTGCTTCCAATCAAAAAACCAAGGAATCTATGATTGCTGAGGTTAAGACCACCATTCAAACAGTCTTCCTGCAAGGCCCCAAGTTAAGGTCTGACACTAGCCTAAAAGACCTTGTGACTAAAGTGAGGAGCAAGTCCATTACTCGTGAAGTATTGGAAGCCGACATCAGTGGGGCTGTGACTGACGGCAAGGATGTGATTAGGCGGATTGCCACACACCATGACAAGCCTCAGGGATTCCTGATGTCCATTCCTGTTGGCCGTACCCACGGATACGCCACCAACTATGGTGCCCCGCTATGGCACAACAGGATTTACTATGCTGGCATGCATGAGGGCCTAATCAATCAGGTGTCTCATGACGCCTTTGACATCCCTGAAATCTCCATGGTCAACGGAGAGTACGTCGTCACGGACAAGAAGACTGGGAAGCCAATCGCACAAGGAATCAAATCGTTTGACGAAGCACAGGAACGTGCGGCCCAGAGTGCCAAGTACCTTGGTGCCGTGCCTATCGTCAGCAACTTCCTAAAGACGTTTGGTAGGATGGGTGCCTATGCTATGGAGGGCTTTATGCTGACTGGTGCAGGACGCTCTGACTCCTTCAAGATAATGCATCAAGACATTGCAGATGATGCCGTGCGACCTGTGTCAAGGGACATGGCTACTGCCGCTGGCGTGGGAGGAATCGGAGAACTTACCAACAAGATGGGGGCCTCCTTCGGAACCCATACGCCTACGGCAGACACCATGGGTGAAGGCACTCTTGGCGGACTTACGAGGTCTGAGGCCGTCCACGGATTGTTCGGACCTAATGCTAATGTGACTGGTGCTCAGGCTCTGGACCACGCAACAGCCCTGCATTCAATTGGACTACGGCTCGACAGTAGCCCAGAAGCCGTTGCGGCGGCTATGCACAGGATGACTAGTTTCACTGGCCCTCTGCTTGTCATTAGGCCTAAGTTCCCGACGGCTAACCATAAAGCGGAAGCCAAGAAGGCCATCGTCAACGGTATCCCCTTCATGTCGGTTAAGGGCGTAGACAAGCCAGAGACGTTGGCTAAGTCCGCCGTAGGAATGTACAACTGGTACGCTGGTGCTAAACAACCCCAACAGGATGATGAACGATGAGCCCTCCCGACCCAGTCATCACCAAGACGATGGAAGAACTAAAAGACGGAGGGTGGATAGTAGCGGTCCTTGGTGCCCTTGGTGCGTTCTGCCGTCTGCTGATAAGCGACGAATCGTATCACTGGATAATCTGGATTCGGAGGGTAGTGGCGGGAGGAATAATGGGTGTCCTTGGTTATTTTGCGGTACACGGCCTAGTGCCCCCGATTTACGAGGCGATGATTTACAGCATCATCGGAACGTTCTCCCACGAGGTGCTCGACCTCGTAAAAAGAAGGGTTCTTAGGTCCAAATGAGATACCTGCTTACACTCTTGCTAGTTGGGTGCACGACAGTCGTGCCACCCCTGCCTGTGCCCGAGCCAGCCAACAAGAGCAGGGACGATTACGTGGACAAGTTGGAGCACGAGGCCAGCGAAGGAGCCGCCGCCCTAAACGTCGCTAAGAAGAACGTAGAGGGCAGAGGCAAGCCACTGCTGGACCTGACCGAGACTAGGCTGGCTGGCATCAAGAAGCCGACGGCTGAACAGGTGGACAAGTTCGCCGCCACGCTAGGCGACACTAAAGCATTAGCGGCAGAGCAGACTAAGGCTAAGGCTGTCGATGTTGAGACAACCAAACTTCATGAGAGGGTGGCCAAGGCTGACAGGGATAACGAAGCCTTGAGGAACAGTATTGAGGCTATGAACAAAGAGAAGGAGTGGGCCAACGTGTCTGACAAATTTTTGTGGATGGCTGTGGTCTTTGGTTTTGCTGGTGCGGCCTTCATCGTGGCAAACACTTTCATCGGCAAGGGCCTAAAGGCTGGTGTCGTTATGTTTCTGTTGTCGTCGGTATGTGCGGCAACGCCGTTCGTTTTACGGGATGTGGTGGAGGCTGAATGGTTCAGGTGGGCATTCGGCTCATGTGTCATCATTGGCATGGTCTACGGGATGTACTGCGGCCTACGCACTCACAAGGAAGTGAAATGCCGCTTGCTCCCAGTAGTTGAGCCACCAAAGTAACTTACCTGTGGGCTGTCGTGGCTCATCATGTGTCGTGGGGTGGCTTAGCCTTAAAGGTACGTTTATCGTACCGCCTTACATGGGCACAAAAAAGGGACCCGAAGGTCCCTGTTTGTTTATGTCCTAGGCTTTAGCCGTTGAGCATGTCCTCGAAGATGTTCGAGATTTGCTCACGCATCTCTGCCGAGATGGTCACCTTCTGCTTCTTTTTCCTGACCTCAGCCGTGGCCTTGGAGCCGAGGTGAGATGCGGCCAAAGGAGTGGCTCCATTTTCTCGGCAGAACTTCCTGAAGGCGACCTCACGGATGAGGGCGGCTCGCAGAATGTCCGAACGGCTGACGCCGTCCTGCATGCATTGTTCCTCAAGCAGGGCGAGGAGGCTCTTGGAGACGGCACAGGTCACGTTGACCTGACCGACGAGTCCTTTGAGTTCTTTGCCGTACCTCGGACGCTTGATGAGGCGTTCGGGGTGCTTGAGGCCCTTTTGCTTGGCCCAGTTCTTGTTGGTGATGGTCTGAGCGTTAGGCTCGACCTTGGTTTCTTGTGTGTTCATGTGTGTGCGGGAAAGTTTTTGGCCCTACTAGGAGTCGAACCTAGATTAAGCGTTTAGGAAACGCCTGTCCTATCCGTTGAACGATAAGGCCAAGTGGGTTAGAACGGAACGTCGTCGCTGGTGATTTCGGGCTGACTGCCAGCACGAGCCTCGTTGATGGCGTCCAGAGCGGCCCTCAGTGAGAGGTCTGTGTCAGGAATTGGTTTGCCGTTGTAGGACTTGGGTTGCCATTCCTTGATGTACCAATCGAGGGAGTTCTTCGGGAGTTGGCCGAGCATCTGACCCTTGTTTTTGCCGAAGTGAAGCGGCGTGGAAAGGGCATCAGCAAGGTTACTTTGAGGTGCTTCCTGTTGGACGACTGGCTGGGCCTTGGGCTTAGAAACGGGCTTGGGAGCCTCGACCTTGGGCAGTTGGACCAACTTAGGTGCAACGATGGTGCGGACTTCCCTGTCAGTCTCTGCGTCGTCATCCGCCGTAGCGAGATTTGCCACGCTTGCGATGGCATAGCGGCGTAAGTACGAGACTAGTGAGCCGACGTCCTGACCCTTAACACCCTCTGCCACAGGCATAAGGATGGTGCGGGAGATGTGGCCTCCAGACTCATGGATGACCATAGTCTCGACTCCGACTTCACCACGATTGACACTGTTCGACACAGGGAACTGCACGATGGCGAGTCCGTACTGGGCGAAGATTGCTTTCGTGGCCGAAATATGGGCTCCGAGGGTGGCGTAAGCGTTCTTGTGGAACGGATTGGTGGCGTCTGCTACGACGTCACGAGTGCGGCTGACTGCTTCGGCGTAGGCCTTAGCGAATTCTGGCGTGATGTTTGTGCTCATGTTATTTTTGGGTGGTGATGGTGAAGGATTGGCTGTCAGTGTTGACGTGGTTGATGAGGATGAGCCTCATGTAGTCGGCTCGGGATACGCCGATTTTCTCAGCGGTGTCGGAAAGACGCTTGGCATACTCTGCTGGGATTTTAACCCAGAGTAGCCGAGGCCTAACTCTAATCTCCTCGTTTCTTGTTTTGGTGTCTTTAGTCATTGGTGTGGAAAAGGTCGTTAAGGTGCTTGGTCATCTCAGAGCCACGCACAGTGGAATTCTTCCATGTGATGTAGTTAAGGCCAGTGTAATTGGACTGCCACTTAGGGCCGTACTCCCGCATCTTATTGCAGAGGGAGCCCCAAGACTTGTAGCCGTCCTGCCAGAGTTCCTTGCACAGGTTGTACAGGTTCTCGTCGTTAGCGATAACGTGGGCGGCCCAATAAGTTTCATAGTTAGGCCAGCCGTTGTAAGGTTCGTCCTTAGGCGGTACTGGCTTGATGTTTGTCGGTGCTTTCATGTTCATGTGTGTGAAGAAATTGGTGGGGGCCTTGCTCCCCCGATGGATTACTTAGCCTTGGCTTCGAGAGCCTCGACCTTGGCCGTCAGTCCTTCAAGACGCTCGATGAGAGCATTGTGGAGGTGGATGACAGATGAGGCCTTGCTCAGGTCGAGTTCGGAGAACTTGATGCCGAGTCCCTTGATGGAGGGGTCGGTCAGGTTTGCCTTCTCAGCCTTGATGACAGCGATTTCCTTTTCGAGGTCCTCGATGCGAGCATTGACTTGATTGATGTTGATTTCGCTCATGTGTGTTGGTGTTTGGTTGTTGGTTATCCCCTGTGTTATCAGGGGCGAGATGGGTATCAGAGTAGTTTTTGTAGGCTGATGCAAACTATTTCTTAGGTTATTTTGCGGCTACCCTGTCAAACAGGTCGTTGTCCTTAAGTCGTGCGAGGAACGCTGTGCCCGTCTCCTTGTCATGGAAACGCTCCAGCAACGTATCGCCCGTCAGGTTGGTGGTGATGATGGTCGGACGCTTGTGCATGGTACGCTGGTCCACGAGGGCAAACAGGCATGAGGCCATGCGGTCAGTCATCTTCTCCTTGCCTAGGTCGTCGAGGAACAGGAACGGGATGTGCGTCATGTGTAGCATGGTCTTATCCCAAGACTCCTTGCCCCATGAGGCCACCAGTCGTGCCTCCAGTTCAAACATAGTGAGGAACAGGTACTTATTCACAAACTTGTCCTCATTCCACAGCCTGTTGGCGATATACCAAGCCGTACGGGTTTTACCCTTGCGAGTGGTGCCGTGGATGAGCAGTCCCTTGCCTGTGGGTAGCCAGTGCATGGCAATCATGCCCAGTTCGCCCATCCTCATCGGGTCAGTGTCTGCAAACAGGTCAGGCATGGGAGTCTCTGGCTTGGGTGGCTTGGGTAAGAACCTCTCGTACCGCATCTGAGCGTCCTTAGCCCATGCCTTGAAGCATGGCTCACAGAACACATCAAAGATGGGTACTGAGTCCTCGCCGTACTCACGAATACGGCTGGGCTCGCCGCAATCTCTACATTTCGGTTTACTCATGGTTAAAATCCCTTCTGGTGGTCCGTGTCGGTCTTTGGAGCCTGTGACTTGATACCTGACCTACCCTTGGGCTCAAAGAGGCCCTGCCAGCCCTGTAGGAGGCTCTGGTTGATGGACTGGATAGCCTGACTGGCTCCCCATTGGCTAAATGCCTCGTCCCAACCTTGGATGTAGGTATTGGTCGTTGACCAACGCTTGGACCTGCGGTGCTCCAGCCACTTGTCCCAGACAGCCGACAAAGCGGCATCAGAACGAATGAAGGCATCTGCAATCAGCACCTCTGGTGCCTTTACCATAACCTTGTTTATATCCTCATTACTATATGGGTGAACTTTTCTTCGTGGTATGGGTGAAGAATTCTTCACTCCACCCGTGAAAGCCTTTGCACCCCTATCAAGGGTATGGCTGATAATGTCCCAGAGGGTGCCATCGTCGTCCCTGCGGACGTAGCCACAGTCCATGAGGCGTCCAATGCTGTACTGCGTGTTGCGTACTGACTGGCTCATGTACTCGGACAGGCTCTCACGGGTGGCGAAACAGCCACGCTCGTTGCAGAGGATGTGGATGACGCCGAACAGGAACTTATCGGACTGGGTCAGCCGTGCGTCGGTAAACACACGGGCTGGTATCCAGATGCCCTTAAACTCAAAGTCCTTAGCCATTGAGGTCTTGGATGCCCAAGAACTGGGCAGTGTTAGGCTTACCGAGTTTCTCCCATGACAGCCACATGTGCAGGGCCTTGCCGTAGTCGAGCGTACCCTTGGCGAGCATCTCATTGGTGCACCTGACGACCTTACAATCGTGCGGCTCCTCCTTGCTCACGCATACGTAGATGAACGAGACTGGCTTGCGGATAGCGAACTCAAGGGCATCCCTGTACAGGCCAGACTGGATAGCCCAGTTGGAGTGGTATGAGGCACCGTTCACATTGCTAATGTCAGCAACAGTCTTGAGGTCCTTGATGATGGCACTATCTTCATGCTCATGGATGCAATCGAGTTTGCCTTTGAGCCTGACCTTCTGGCCCTTGAACTCGCCCTCGGTGACAACAATCTCAGCGATGAATGCGGACTCATTGTGCGTCTTGCCATGGCGGCTCTCGAACAGGTTGCCGACACTTGCCTTCATGGCTACCAGTGAGTCGTAGTCGTCAGACTTTACGGGCTCACGGTGACCAATGTCAGAGACGAAAGCCTCCCAGTCAGCCTTACCCTCACGGGTACGCCTATCACAGACTGGAGCCACAGCGTACTCCTTGAGGAAGTTGGCTGGCTCTAGGATGAACGTGTGCAGGGCCGAGCCTAGGGCCATAGCAGGAGTGCGTTCGCCGTGCTCCCTCTGCCAGTTGGCGTAGAAGGGCGAGACGTCCAACACCTTCTTGAGGGTGGACTGGTTGAGTGCTTCGAGTGAGCGGTATTTCTTTTCTTCCAGTCCGTGGGTTACCTCGGACGAGATGAACTCGAATTTGAACTCACTTAGTGTGGATGGGTCGTAGTGCTTGGTCATGTTTGTGTTGGTTGGAGAGTTGCTTGGTGGCCTCGATAGAGGCGTTACGCACGTCCATCATGGACGTAGCGAGGAAGGGTGCATCTGGGCTCGTGCTCTTGCTGTATTCAACGCTCAAGTAATGAGCCAGCCTAGCACACTGCCACATACGCTTCACCTCTGGGTGACGCTGGGTCTTGTCGTGTATCATGTCGTGTAGTGAAAGGTTGTGCCCCTTTCGGGGCGTGTGTCAACTGTTAGAACACCAAGGGCAGATGCCCCATGGAGCGACGGCGTTGCATCGTGGGCAGAGACTGCCACTGGCTACGCCAAGGATGGTGATGAGTTTCATGGTTAGAGTTTGTAGACGCCTGTGACGATGGCCCACTTGACCAGCGTGGCGACGTTGTGGACTCCTTGGTATTGGAGTCTGTGCATCGCCATCTGGCGTTGGTTTTCAACAGTGTTAATGCTGATGCCCATTTTCTGGCTAATCTCACGATTGCAGAGGCCATCACAGATAAGGATGACGGTTTCTTTCATCCTCGGCGTGAGGATTTCACGTCCGATGAGTGCGACCGAGTCGTATTCGTTGTGCTTGTTGTTCATGGTCATAGGGTTATCCGAAGATGACGCCCTCACCGTTGCTGAAGACGATTTGAGCCATGGCGTCGTCGTGAACGCCATCTGGTTCGTACTCATCCATGAGGATGTTGTCGAGCCTGTCTTCATCGTGGTCTGGCTGGGACAGGTAGTCTAGGTACTTAAGGTAGGCCTCCACCTTGGTAGGTAGGTGCTTGTCCTTAGTGGTTTTGACGTACTTAGTCCATTCATCCACTGCTAGTGCGGGAGTCACCTTAGTCCATTTGGACTTGTGACCATCGCAGTTGAGTCTGCCTTCTACAACCCAGTCCTTAATGGCTGGCTTGCCGCTGGCGGTGTCATCGAGGCTTGGTCCAGAGAAGGCGGCGTCAAGGAAGCCGCCCTTGGAGAGCGACTTGACCTCGAACCACGCAGGGTTGATGCCAGTCTCGAAGGCACCATTAATGACGCTAGCGATAGCGTTGGTGACCTTGATGTTGTTGATGTCTATTTGGTATTTCATGTGTGTGTTTGGTTAGGAATTTTCAATGCCTAGGTCTTTCTCGATTTCCGAGAGAGCCTTGCTGATGGCGTCATGGGCGAACCATTGCTTGATGAACTTGAGGTTTCTCTTGCTGAGAACCTCTTGAACTTTGCTGAGCCTATGGTGAAGTTTCAGCATTTTCTCATAGGACTCTGGAGTTTGAGCATCAGTGGCAACCAACGAGATTACGTTGATGGACTGGACTTTCTTCTTGAGTCTGAGGTGTGGCTTAGGTACTTGGATGAACTCCGAGTACTTGCCTAGGTTGACTGGTTTATTTTCGTTCTGCATGTGTGTGTGTGTTTGGTGTGGAAAGTTAAGCCCCCGAAGGGGCTGGCACTTAGAGTACGAGGCCTACAATGACGCAGAGGGCTACGAGAATAGCCGTGTCGATGATGAGGGCGACGACCCAGAGGGTGCCGATTTGCTTGATGTTCATGTGTTGTTTGGTTGTGCCTTGCGGCGGGTGAAAGGGTTGCCCCAGAGGGGCGTTTAGGCTCACATTCAAGTGATTGCCAAGGACTACGTATAATGGCGTCCTAATTAAATTCCCATGCATCTATCCATTACTGGACTATGCACTTTTTTCACTAGGAGGGACGGCGACGCAAACGCCGCCCCAGCCTAGCGTGGAAATTGGTGGAGACTAGGGGAATTGAACCCCTATTGCACGGATGCCATCCGAGCGTACTACCATTGTACGAAGTCCCCAAATTGGTGGAGGCTAGGAGAATCGAACTCCTACCCAGCGGATGCAAACCGCTTGTGCTACCATTATCACTAAGCCCCCAATAAAGTTGGTGGAAGATTGGGGAGTTGCACCCCTGCATGTGTCGTGGTTTGGGTAACCATTCATGGCCTACTGGACTCTCCCTGTTACTGACTGTTAAAGAACATGGTGCGTTAATCACCATGCACTCAATCTGTACACTCGTAGTCCTACGTCAAGCATCTGTAGATAGATAGATGCAAGATAGTTGTAAGTCACTGGTTACCAACGAAATCCAGTTACCAATCTTTGGTCCATTCTGCCTCTATCTGCCACTTTCTGGGGTCATGGGTGCGTATAAACATGGGAGAGTTAGGCCCCATATGAGGTACAGCACGTAGCGTGTTATAAGATACCCATTCCTGAGCCATGTCGAACTGCTCAGGCGTAGCATGGGTAATTACCTTGTCGATACTGTCGTATCCGAATTCTTCATACGCATACATGAGAGCGTACGCATGCTCCAATAGGTTGAGGTCATACACACACCTTAGTGCACCATTGGTTTCTTCAGCCACACCCACGCATGCGTAGTCGCACCAATCTCTCGGCTCCAGCATCATCATGTTGTTGACCTGCTCATCGTTTATAGTCTTGTGTGCCGCAATGAACGACTCGACACCGCTCGCACCATACTTCCGACGAAGCGGATTGGTCTGCTTCTTGTTGCTATTGCCCTTGCTCACTGACCTGCGTTTGTTTGCCATGACGCCCAACATCGTAGTACGTTCAACTAAGGGCAAGACTATGCAGACTGTTTACTCAGACCACAGAGCACTGGCTCATGCCTTAGCATTGATTGAGTCAGGCGATGAGCCCAAGGCCAAGGGTGACCTGAATCATCCTGATGGCCCAGCCCTTGGTGCATTCCAGATACACCAGAGTGCGTGGATGGACATTAGCGACATCAGGCGTAGTGAGGGCTTACCTGTGCATCCGTATCATGACGCATATGACCCACATGTAGCACGTGAGTATGCAACTACGTTCCTATTGAAGATAGTCTCACGCTTCAGAGTGCATCACAGAGCACCACCCAGCCCAGCCCTGTTGTATGCGTGCTATTCACTCGGCCCAAGCATACTCAACAAGATTGGCCACATGACTGACTTGAGGAACATCATCAGCCCATATGAGCCAGCCATAGTGTGTGCCTACTCCGACAAGGCACCATGGAAGCCTCTCACGTCCATTGGCTACTCCTATGCCCTAGCCCGACGCAAGATGACTACAGGCATGAGGTATGAGAATCTCGTCTACGCACACCATGAATCATTACGAAGCACAGGGCTCCCGCTCCTCTGGCTCTGACCGAGCGAAATTTGACCTCGACCTACAGTATGGTCAGGCTGGTGAGAACTGGCTCACATGGCTAGGCACAGACCAAGCCAAGGTTGAGGTGAAGACCGAGCGTGATACTTGGGCCACCACAGGTAATGCCGTGTTCGAGTATGAATGTCGTGGCCATAGGTCAGGCATCGCCATCACAACTAGCGATTTTTGGGTCCATGTGTTCAGGCTGGGCGATGTGCCAACCATGGCCATCGTCTTGCCGACCCAAGACCTCAAGGACTATCTCAAGGCTGTCTATCCCAACCCTCAGGCCTATGGCTGTCGGCTCGTGTCAGGCGGCGATGACCATGCCGCCAAGTCTATCCTCGTCCCTATCCCTAACCTATGGAAGATTGCCTGTCGCACCTTACCATTCGCCACCAGAGGCCAGACCATATGAGGCACATGGTATCATACCCTCGCCCCATTCATCTGCCGTCCAAGCCAATCCTAGTGGGTGAATCAGATTAGGTGTATCGAATCCGACGCACGAGGCATGGTAACCCTGTAACACAGCCCCCCCTAGTCAATCCACTATCTTCACCCCAATCGCTTTGACCTGCTAATCGTGTATGAATGGCTCATGTTAGGCCTCCGATTAGACATATAGTATATTGTGCGAAGTCAATCCTCACCCACATGCTCATCATTCGAAGGGGGCGGGGGGGGTCGAGCGTCGGAAATTGGGAATTCGTGAGACGGATTGTCAGGTACTACCGTTTTCCCCAAAAAATCCTTAGGGTCCTTAGCCCAATCAAGAAAGTGTTGGGTAGCCTGAGGCCTCTCTGTCGTCGGTTCTAGGTCGATGACCCCCTTCTGGTCTACCTTGACCCCCTGACCTTTGGCTTTGAGCAGTTTGTCTAGGGCATCATGGCTGATACTAAAACGATGCTCAACCACCGCTTGGGGCTGGTCTTGGAGCAATTGAATCTTGTCGATGCTGATACCCATGGCGATGGGGATTTGGGAGACGTGCAGTTGGTCCAGTTCATCGACCAGTTTTTGGGACGCCCTCTGGACGAAGGCTTTGAGGTTTCGGACAGTCGTGGCCTTGAACTCGTCGTGCAGTCCAGTGACCTCTGGCATGTCCCGCTTGATAGCCATGACATTGTTCGGGGACATCTTAGCCAACTTGGCCGCTTCGAGGATGGGGGTGCCAGCCCTGAGCAGTTCCTCAATCTGGGCTCGCCGTTCCTTGGTGACCCGCTTGGCCGAGTGGTTGGATGATGGGTTTGTGTTCAGTCTCTCGTTGTCCATTGTTGACAACCTGTGGATAGTGGGAACAACTGTCAACCAATGGCTGATGACCTCCCCAACTACTTTGAGCGTAAGTTCATCGTAGACATCGTCCCTATCAAGACGACTCACCAGTCCGACCTCAGGATTCTCAAGACCAAGGACAATCGGATGTTCGTGGGCAAGACTACGAAGTCCGCCATCAAGGCATGGATGAGAGAGTTTGAGGTGAAGGCCAAGAGGTTTGCTCCTGACAAGCCTTACACGGGACCGCTGGAGTTGACTCTGTATTTCGGGTTTCCGAACACTTTGGCCGACAAGGGCCAGACTGTCCACATGAGCACCAGACCTGACTTCGACAATTTGGCGAAGGCCGTGTGCGATTCGCTGACGAACAGCGGATTCTGGTACGACGACTGCCAGATAGTCTTTGGCAAGATTATGAAGTTTCGGACGGACAAGCCGTTTATGGGAGTTTGGCTCAAGAGGGCTGAACACATTGATTCGACGCTAATGGGGGCAATCATCGACCATCTCAGCGAATGAGTGAATTCGTCCAATGGAAGGAATCTGACGTAATTGAACGATTCAACGTTCCTAAGGACGAATTGGTGCTTTTCCGTAAATCGCTTAATGAGGGCGAACACTGGGAGCGGATGCCTTTTGGCAAGCGGCCCCTCAGGACGTGCCCAATCGTGTTCACCGAATCTGGGTGGGCGGCAGTAGTCTTGCGTTTTGGCATCAAGGAGATGAAACCTGCCGAACCAGAGCCAGAGAGGCTAGTCATGGCAGAGGTATTGCGGTGCAACTACCCCAATAATCGTGTGATGCTTGTTAAAACTGAGGACGGAAAGTCGGTCTTCTGTAGTGTTTTCGACTCAACGCCGTTCAAACCGAGGATGCCAGTTGTAATTAAGCATCGAGGTGGACGCTGGTATTGCGAACATCGCCCCACCTCGGTCCTTCGGCTGAATACTTTACTCAAGAGAAATTCCCAACCATGAAGAAATGCTACCCTAAACCCGTCGGCAAGAAAAAGGCCCCTAAGGCCACCGCCGCTAACAATAAAAAAGGAAACCGCTAATCATGGGCATGATGAAGATGATTGCCAATGTGGGACGTAAGTTCCGCACTGCCTACATGAAGACGGCTCGTCCAAAGACTGGGCCAGTCAAGCCATTGGGAGATGCGTACAACGTTCCAAACGGCCCTAAGAGGCAGAGGGATTTAATCAGGAGTCGGGGTGTTTCCGATTTCCCCCAAGAAGTAAACATTGCTGACCAAAAACTTGGCAACACGTACAAGAAACACATCAAGGCTAATGACCAACGCACCTCCGCCAAAGTTGCCAAGCGTCAGGCCGATTACGATGCTGACTATCCTAAGTCTCGTGCTACTCGTGGTAGCGGTAAGCCTAAGCGTGTCACTTTTAAGGGTCAGGACATGCAGGAGCGTAACTTCGTGAAATCCTACACCACGAAGGGCGGCTACAAGTACGGAACCTTTGTTTCCAAGGAAGCCCTTCGCACTGGCGGACCGAAAGCCGTGGCCGACTCTTATGGCCGCAAAGGTTTTTCGAATTACAAGACCCGTGTTTACCAGCCCTAATTTTACCCAATCCCCAAAAAACAACAATGAGTCTAGGAAGAATGGCAATCACTGGCCTGACAAAGGCCGCTAAAGCAGTCGGACATTACGTTGGTCGCAAGGCCAAGAACACCGCCCTTCGTGGTGTCGTAAAGACTGTCAACGCAACCAATCGTGCTGGCAACGCCACTGCGGATTTGATTCGCAAGGGCCTCAGGGCTAGCGACAAAGTTGAATCTGCGGTGTACGGCCCCATCGGTAAGGCAACCCGCAACGTTTCCGCCTCTGTCATCAAGGCCACTCGCTCTGCACGTCCTCGTGCTCGTGAGACTGTTGGCCAGATGAACCGCCGAAAGGGCATCGTGAACAAGAGGTGGACGCCATCGGAGAAGATGTCCATGGAGAAGCCTACGAACATTAACGGCAAAATCAACCTGAAGAAATCGACTTTTTCAAATAAGGAACTGGAGAACTACAAGCGAAGCAGGGGCACGATGAACTACAACCAGAAGAAGGACGGCATGGTCGGTAACGCTGACAATTACCCCAACAAGCCTCAGTACATGCACGAGTTGCCGAATCAGAATCCTCAGGATAACATTGGTCGCATGACGAAGACCTACAACACCGCCATGAAAAGCATGCCTCAAAATTTAGGAATGCAACACCGTGCTAAGGCTGGCACGGGACGCTACAGCAACAAGCAGGTACAGGCTGGCCGCAAGGTCGTCATTGGCGGTGCCGCCACTTATGCCGCCTCCCAGTACTACAAAGACAAGAAATCTTCCCGATGATTACCTTTATTGTTTCTGCTATCTGCTTCCTCGGTGGCGTGTATGTCGGTGCTCGCTACTCGGAACGCCTGAAAGCCATCTGGACTTCCATCGTAGGCTAAATGGCCGACGACAAGGACAAGTACGTGGCAGGGCGAGGGAATCCGAGCCTCGACCCTACACGTACCGACCTTCAGGCCAAGCGGGACGCACTGTTTAAGTCGGCCTTTTCCCGTGACAACAACGGGCTCCTCACTGAAACGAGCAGGTTGGCGGCAACCAACGCCGCTAACGACGCACGTCGGTCAAAATTTGGGACTCCTGAGTCCGTAAAGTCTTCCCTAGACCTAAACTCGAACTTGTCGGCTGGGTCTAAGGCCAACATGTCGAAGTTCGGCACCGCCGAGTCCGCAAAGTCTTCCTTAGACCTAGACTCTAACCTGTCTGCCGCTGGCAGGGCCGCTAGGGTGTCCCTTAATGACTTTGGCTCCAAGGAGTCGATGGAGAGAAGTTGGGGCCCTAGTGCTATTCCCAAGACTGAGCGTGCCAACACCCAGAGAGACACCTCTGGGGGTGGTGCGAAGTCTGGGATACGTCCTTCAAAAAAATTATCGTCCTTCGGACGTAATGCACCGTTTGACGATTACGGCCCGTCGGTAATTAAGAGCCCGTTTTTCAAGGGGGTCGTTAAGTCGGCTAAGCATTTCGTACCCCAATTTGGTTTGTACGGCACTGGCTACCACGGGGGGCCAGCCAGAATTCAGCCAATGAAGTGGGAGGGGGCGTTCCCCGTCATGGACATCCAGCAGATGGATTCCTCTACTTCCACAACCTTTACGCAAGACGAGGACAATGACTAATGGGCACGGATACTGTGACTGTGGCAGGGATGCAGTTGTCCAAGCATCCCATTATTCACCTGCCCTCTGAGGAGGAGATTGTTGAACTAGCCAACACGATTGGCTCCGATGGGGCTGTTCAGGTCCTCAAGAGGCGTGAGGAGAAGATTCAGGCCGAGCAGAACGACCCCTACAGACATGGCTACGAGCCAGACAGTTGGGTTGATGCCGACAAACTGCTCATGTCGGGCAATGAGTTGCTCATCATGGGTGGCAATCGTGCTGGCAAGACCGAGTACGCCGCCAAGAGGGTGATGCAACTGCTGTGCACTAGGCCCAACTCCAGAATTTGGTGCTTACACACGACTTCCCAGACTTCTATCCAGATGCAACAGGCAGTCATCTGGAAGTACATGCCTCCTGAGTTTAAGACGGCCAAGAAGACCAAAGTGACCAACATCCAGTATTCCCAGAAGAATGGGTTTACGGATGCGACATTTGTCCTCCCAAACCGCTCCCAGTGCTTCTTCATGAACTACGGGCAGGAGAAGAAGGTCATCGAAGGTGGTGAACCTGACCTTATCTGGTGCGACGAGTTAGTCCCGCAGGACTGGATTGAGACGCTCAGGTACCGACTCGTCACCCGCTCGGGTAAGATTATCGTCACCTTCACTCCTATCACTGGATTCACGCCTGTCGTTAAGGACTACGTCTCTGGGTGCCGCATTAAAAAGACCCTGTACGCTGACCTTCTGCCAGATACACAGAATGTGCCAAGCATCCCCAAGGGGCACATGCCCTACGTTGCAGAGTGTAGCAAGGGTTCGGCCAACGTAATCTGGTTTCATTCAATCCTTAACAGATACTCTCCTTTTGAACAAATCAAGTTAGCATTAAGGGGTCGTGGCCCCTACGAAGTCAAAATTCGTGCCTACGGGTGGGCGGAGTCCCTTGCTGGCTCGCAGTTCCCAAGATTTGGCGAACCTAACATTATCCCAGCGGACCAGATTCCAGAAGAAGGGACCAACTACATGGCAGTTGACCCTGCTGGAGCCAGAAACTGGTTCATGGTCTGGATGCGGATAGACGAATTCGGCAACAAGTTTGTCTACAGGGAATGGCCAGACATCAGCATGGGCGAGTGGGCATTGCCCTCTGAAAAGGCCGATGGTCGTGCTGGCCCAGCCCAGAAGCAAGGTGCTGGCATGGGGCTTACCGAAATCAAGGAGCACATCCTCAATTTAGAAAATGGCGAAGAAATTACGGAACGCTTTATTGACCCAAGAGCCGCTGGTTCGCCAGTTATCAACAAAGAGGGCGGCACGACGTTACTCCAATTGTTGGACGAAGAACCGCTACCCATGTATTTCACAGCGTCTGCTGGACTCAGGCTCGAAGAAGGCGTGAGCATTATCAACGACTGGTTCTCCTACAACCAGAACGAACCCATTTCGGCCATCAACCAGCCTAAACTTTTCATTTCCGAAGAATGCAAGAACCTGATGTGGTGCCTCCGTGAGTGGACTGGCATCGACAATGAGAAAGGTGCGTCCAAAGACCCCATTGACGCCCTCAGGTACATAGCAGTCATGCAACCCGACTATGGTGGTGCTGACACTTTCCGTGCATTTGGAGGAGGTTCTTACTGAAATGAGCAATAAAATCCCCCCACTACTCAGGCTTGCCGAGGCTTCCGAGCACTACGGACTGTCCAAGACAACCCTTATCCGCCTCCGTAGGCAAAAAGTCCTCCGTGTGTTCACCACTCAGGGCAAACAGCACATGTTCTACAGGGACGACATCGAAAATTTCCTCAAGGTAAACTCCACCCCAATTAACAATGCACCAGAAGTTCAAAAATAACCAGAGCGACCCGCTTGCCTACCATGGCAGGAAGCCAGACCTCACCACTCTCCTGAGCGAGTATGAACGCTCGGCGTACCATGGCACCATGGTGTCCAAGATGTCGTGGGCAGACGACGTCCGCTACGCTCGCTGGGCTGGCCAGACCGACGACGGCAAGAAGCACTCGTGGGCTAGGCCTGAAGCCGACCCTGCTTTCCCATTTGAAGGTGCTTCCGACGTAAGGAGCAGGTTGGTGGACAGGCTCATCAGGGACCAAAAGGCCCTCTTGATGACCTCTTACAACGCCAGCACCCTAAAGGTTGGAGGAACTGAGGTAACCGACACGATGGCGGCTTCTTCGGCTACCAACCTAATGCGTTGGCTAATTGAGACTAAACTTAGGGCAGAGGTCCAGCGTGAGGCTGAACTCACCGCAGACTACATGCTCACCTACGGCTGGTGTTGCGTCCAAATTACGTGGGATAGGCAGATTGGTATCAGGCGTCAGACCATGACCATGGAAGAATTGATGGCTGTCCAGCAACAGGAACAGGCCATGGGCACTGGTAGCCAGACTCAGGAACTCATCGCCGCCATCCAGAACCCCAGCAAGGAAGATTATGCCGTAGCCCTTTGCAGACAGGTGCTACCCCAGATGAAGCAGAAGGACATCCGTAAGTTTGTCACCAGCATGCGTGACGAAGGTCAGGGTGAAATGGAAGAAGTCTACATCCAGAAGAACATCCCCAAGGTTACCGCACTTAAGCCCTTCGACGAGGTCTGCTTCCCTCCAGAGACTAGCGACCTTCAGTCCGCTCGTGTCATCTTTAGGCGTCAGTACATGACCGAGGTAGAACTCAGGTCCATGCAGAAGAACGCAGGATGGGACCCAGAGTTCATTGAAGCGGCATGCAGGACGGCTGGTAACCACTTCTACTTCAATGACCCTAACCTTGTCCCCACCACAACGATGCTCAATTCGAACATCCAGCGTGGCGACAACCTGATTGAGGTTGTTTGGGCTTACTACAGGCAGTTGGACGAAACGGACATTGCCGCCATCTACTACACTGTGTTCTCCCCGCAGGTCGGGAACGAACTGTACGCAATTCAGGACATGCTTAACTACGCACACGGAGAGTATCCCTTCGTTGCACTCAGGTATGAGATGACTCGTCGTCAAGTTACCGAGAGCCGTGGCATCCCAGAGATTTCAAAGACCGAGCAGGATGAGGTAAAAGCACAGCACGATGCGTTCCGTGATAGGACCGCACTCGAAATCATGCCGCCTGTAAAAGTAGTGAAGCGAGTCGGTGCCCTGAACAGGATTGCACCCGGCCAAGTACTTCCAGTTACGACGAAGGATGACTACACTTGGATGGACCCGCCAGCAGGTAAGGCAGAGTACGCAATCGCCATCATCAAGCAGATTGAAGTGAACCTCGGAAACTTCTACGGCTTCATGGTCGGAGAAGAAATCGACCCGCAGAAGGTGCGGATGGCACAGCAGTTGCAGGTAAACAACTGGCTCGGCTTCTGGACGCAGTGCTACAAGCAATTGTTCTCACTGTGCCTCCAGTTCATGCCAGAGGAGGAGGTTACCCGCATCACTGGTGCACCGCTCAAGCAGAACATGTCTGAGATTCACAGCCAGTATGACTTCAATGTACGCTTTGACGTACGTGACAACGACCCTGAGTTCGTCATGGAGAAACTTAAGGCCATCGTTGAGACTGTTGTCCCTCTGGACAGCGGAGGCGTCATTGACAGGAACAAGTTGGTCAAGTTGGTCATCGAAGCCATCTCGCCTGACGCCGCTAGGGAACTGGTCATCGACCAGACCACTGCCTCCCAGAAACTGTACAAGGACGTTATCCACGACGTTGGCATGATGATGCTCGGCAACGAGGCCATGTACGTCGAAAACGACCCTGCCGCCGAATCCAAGATGCAGTACCTTCAGGAAGTCCTCCAGAAGAACCCCAAGGCCGCACAGGCGGCTCAGGGTGACCGAGTCTTCCAGATTCTGTTGGAGAACTACTCGAAGAACCTCCAGATGTCCATCGAGCAACAGAAGAACAAGACCATTGGACGCATCGGAGTCTCTCCAGCGTCGGAGCAGATTCAGGAGGAAATGGGTGAAGCCCAGCAGGAACAAGCCCAACAGGCTCCACAACAGGCTCCCCAGCCCCAGCAGGGCGGAGTCCCGTCTCCGTTGCAGAATATGGGCATGCTTTAATCCATGAACCAACCAATAGACGACAACACTAAGGCCTTTGGCTTCGTAAACACCGACGCCGAGGCTCTGTACAAGGCTTCACTGCTCATCGCAGACGAGAACTTCCAGAACGACCTACTCAGGGTCATGGACGCCAAGGTCATCGGAGAAGAACGTGCTTACTACTGTGGGCGAATCTCTGCGGCCAACGACATCCTCAGGCTCTATCAGGCAAATAGGGACTTCATGTGCAAGGTCAGGGATGGAAAGCAGACCAATCCGAACCAAACCGCTTGACGGGAGTAAGACCGCTTGCGTCTCGACTAAAACAAACAACCTTTCGACTACTTCTGCGTGCTAAGTAACGCTGATTATGGACCCAAACAATACGGACAATAACGAATCCCTCGGACTTGAGCCCGAGGTTAATCCACTCATGGCCCAACCAAGCGAGCGTACCGACCTCGCTGATGATGAAAAACTCTCCCAATTCTTTGGGCGAGCCCTCGCTGACGGTCAGCAGGAAGCAGAGCCTCAGGCTGTTGAACCTGAGGAAACGGAGGACGAGGCAGTCTTAGATGATGCCGAAGTCGCAACCGAGGACACCGAAGCAGAATCGCAGGAGAGGGAAACTGAAGAACCGCAGGTCGCACCTAAGGGTGTTGATAAGCGTATCTCCAAGTTGACCGCCCAGCGGAAAGAGGCTGAGGAACGTGCAAGTAAACTGGACGAGGAACTCCAGTCGCTCAAGCGTCAACAGGCCGCACCCAAGAATACCAATAACCCTTTCGGTAATCTTGTGTCTGAAGATAAAATCGAGGCCGAGTACGAGCGACAGAAGGAAATCCGAATGTTTTGTGAACGTTACCCTGACGGATACTACGAAGACGGCAAGGAACCCATCGACAAGGAGCAGATTGCGAAGGCGAAAGTCAACGCTCTCCGTGCCATCGAGGAGCACCTACCGAAGCAGTATGACTACGTTGAAAAGAGCAAGGCTTTCAAGGCCACCGCTCGCAAGGAATTCCCTTGGCTCAATGACCCATCCGACAAGCGAGCCATCATGGCTAAACGCTTTATCGAGGCGGTCCCTGAACTGACCAAGTTCCCTGACTACGAAATCTACGCCGCTCACCTTGCTACTGGCATGGTGTCGTATCAATCGCAAAAGCAAGCGGCCAAAACTGGCCAAACTGCCCAGCGAGTACCTGTCCAGCCGACCAATTCGTCTCTACCGCCGCCACAGGCCAAAGGCCCTGACGTCGCTAAAGCCAAGTTGGCAGAATCCCGTTACAGGCAGTCTTCCTCACTGGATGACCTGAGCGACGTGTTCAGAAACAAGTTCATCTAAGAAAACCAAATCATCATCAACATGGCTTCACTATTCGAATCCCAGTTCCAAAATGACCGCCCCCTCAAGGGTGCTCGTATTGGTATCCGAGAAGAACTCTCGGACCTCATCACCAACGTCGATGCCAAGGAGACTCCTATCTCCTCCATGGCAAAACGTGGGTCCAAACCCGGAAATACGACCTTCCGCTGGCAGGTTGACAAGAACCCCGACCCCTCGGTGGAACTTGGCATCCTCGACGGCAAGGACGTTGACCCGACCTCTCCCGCTACCAATGCGGACTTCAAGCAGTACACCCTTGGCTACCGCACGGAAGTGGAAAATAACATCCACCTGTTCCGTCGTGCAGTCCATGTGTCTAACCTGACTCAGGACATCCTCAACCTCGCAGGTGTGAAGGATGAACTGTCCCGCCAGTTGGCGAAGGCTACTATCGACCTCAAGCGTTCGATGGAAATTACCTTCACCTCGGACATCATGCCAGCCATCGACGACGGCACCACCCCGTACCGCACCCGATGCCTCACTTCTTGGATTAAGAAGGACAAGGCCACTGCTATCAAGAACGCCGACAAGTATGGCATTCAGAATCAGGACATCAGGGCTATCCCTGAAGACTTCTGCACCCCTGAGTCGTCCATCGTCGGTACTGGCGTCGCTGTCACTGAACTGAACGAAAACACTGTTCAGGACCTCATGACCTCGGTCTATGAGCAGACTGGCCAGTTCAAGAACCATGAAGCCGTTGTCGGTACGAAACTGAAGCGTCAGTTCACGGAACTGGTCTACACGACCCGTGCCCCTGCTGGTACTCCTGCTCAGTCTGGTATCCGCTCCACCCGAGATGCGTCTTCCGACAGCATCAAGGCGTCGATTGACTACTTCGAGGGCGACTTCGGTAAGTTGGCTCTTATCCCCACCCAGTTCCTCCACGCTGGCGTCAACCCGTACACCATCGTTGAGACTGTCGCTAGCGGCGTTTCCTCGTTCAAACTGTACGATGGTCGCACCACCGATGAGGCTAACCGAGTTAAGGCAATGACGAGCGATGGCAATACCTCTGGTACCATCACTGTCTCTGCCGCTACCGTCGATGCTGCGAAGGCTGTCGTTACGACTGCCTCCTCCAACGCCGTCACTGCTGACGACCTTGTCATCACTGCCGCTTCTTCGTCCGCTGTCGATAATGCCGCCGCTAAGGCTCTGGCTAAGCATCGTGCTAACCTGCACGCTGAAAACGCCAAGTGCAAGGGCTTCATTATCCCGTGGGACTATCTCGAAGTCCGCTACGGCGGTAACATCGCTCAGGTCAGGGAACTGACTGAAAACGGTGGCGGTCCTCGCCGCATGATGGAGGCTATGGCCGCTCTGCTGGTCCACAGCCCTCTGACGTTCGGCATGTTCGACTACAAGTCTAACAACGCCTAACCAACGGGACGTGGCTGGCATTGAATCCATCCACGAGCACATCCCCGACGCTCTGCTTCCAGAAATGGTCGCCGAGTTTCGTCGGGGATGGGCAATCCGTAAAGCAACGGCAGTCGCCACTAAAAAGGCGTTAGCCCAGTTCAACCAACTTCAGCATCGTCATGTTGAAGGTCTTGGACAATTGTCGGCACGTATCCCTGAGGAGTCCTACCATTACTGGGGGATGAGGCTGGGGTACCAATGCTGGCGTGACGATAGTTTCATGAAGGAATTCCTTCGTGACAACCCCGAGTGCAGGGTGAATTCCAAAGCGGAAAACACCACGCTCCTCGTAGACGGCTTTGGCCGTTCACTTTCTTAATGCGTAGCGTTTTCTTCAGCGACATCCTGCATGCCAGTCTGCAAATCTGCGGTCTGGACAGGAACCTGACTACTCCCGAGCGGTTTGCCATGGTCAGGGACCTTGCCTCCATGCGTCTCAGGACGATTTGGGAGTCAAATGAGTGGACTGACCTGAAAATCATCACCAAGTGCACTATCTCTGTCGTCAATGAACGGCGTGTAGTGAACTTTGACCCGTCAATTGGTCAGGTTTTGACCATTTGGGACAGTGACCCCTTCTCCCGCTCTGCCACCCAAAAGGACTTCGACCTCATCAACAACGCAATTACACTGCGTTTAGGCACTACTGACGTGTATGTTGAGAGCAGGAAGGAATCCCCCGCAATTTTCGGTGATGCTTGGAGCACCTCCGTGTCGTACAAGACTGGTTCTCAGGTCTATTACGACGCAGGAAGCGAATCTGGCTCACTAGTCCCTGTTGCTGGCTACCCAGTACAGGGAGATTTTTATGTCTACACTGGTACAACTCCGTCGGGCACTGGCTCGATTCCTACAATTGGTTCTTGGGTCCGAGTCCAAATCCCAAAACTGTTCGCCAACGCCCTCATCCACGGCGTTCACTCCGACTATCGACGTTCTACCAACGAACTCGAAGCCGCCCAAGCGTCCGAGCAGGACTACGCAAAAGCCCTCGACTCGGCACTCGACCAAACGCTCCGCCAACAGGGCTCGACGAGGCCGATAAACTTTAGAACCTACTAACATGTCTCACATCATCCAGAACCAAAACATCCCCCGTGTTGACGTCCAATTGTTCAACAGCGTTGGAACCAAGATTAAAGTGCTCGATGCCGTGAGGCAGAGGCGTGTCTTTGGAGTCGTCAATACTTCAGAATCCGACCTTCTTAGTATCCACCTCCAGCCCAATGGTGCTGGCTCCCCTATCATCCTTACCCACGAAAAGACCGCTAACAAGAACGATGGCGGTTCCTTTGAGTTGAACGGCTACAATGGTGAGGTCTGGGTTGATGGTGAGGGCTACGTCTACCACTACGCACAGTAATGCCCTTCAAAGGCGACATGAGGCTAGGCGGTCGCCATAGCAATGTGGCCACGTTGAATGGGACTGCCAGCGAATTTGGCGTACTTGCGGCTGGCACTGTCATTTCTGTCACGGACACCAGCAGGTATGAATATGACGGGTTAGGCACTGCGTTCTACATGCCGTACAGCACGACCATGTATGCTGATGGCCTTGGTGGACAGACCAGTGTAGAGACTTGGGGTCTTCAGTACTACCCTGCTGGCTGGTACATTGGGAGTTACTCATACGATTTAGTGTACACCGCCCCTTGCCAAAGTTTTGTGTTTGGCGTAGCCAGTGGCGGTTTGTTTGCCGCTGGAGATGGCGTTGTCAATGCTTCTGGCAACACTACTTACAGCCCCGACCCCTACCTAGGATACTGCGGTGACCAAGACGAAGGATGGCATTTTTACTACCTCGATGACGTCAATGGTAATCCTGACCAAGAGCGTGGTGTCCGTACTGGCCCCGCACCTATTGGGTTTGTGCTGTATTATCAAATTAGTTATCCGTCTTTCGAGTGGTCGGCTCATGAGGTGACTGGAACCTATGTTTACGCCCACCGTGAATACAAACAGACCGTGATTGACAATATGAACAACGTTACCGCCGAAAGTAGGCCAATCTGGGAGGCACCGAGCGGACAACAGATTTACTCTGGTTCGTATGTTTGGGGGCAGGATGAGTATGGAAACGACCTCCACCAAAACTTTACTGTAAACTTTACTGGCCAAGCCGCCGCCAGCGAGGGCGGTGGGTTCTTCAATGTTTTTTATTACGTCTCACCATGAGCGAAACTATCCTACCAGAAACCAAAATCAACAAGGGCCAGTGGGCGGCATTCGTGCACTGGCCTACCAAGCGTGTCATTGGCATGACTGAGTTCAAGGGCGGCGGCTCAGCAAAAACGGCCCTCACCCTTGTCATTAAGCCGACGAGGGCTGAACTGCTGACTGAGTTCAGCAAGGCTGGCTACACCTACGTGGAGCCAAAGGTTAACTAACGGCTATGGCTGGGTCGTCAATTGGCGGCGGCTTTAGGTCAAGCCTTAGGACGTCTAGTTCTCCAAATCACCCGCCGTTCAAGGTCGAGGTAGTCAACAACAGGGACATCCTGTGCCATGTCGGCAGGATTTTTGAGCCAATTTCTTCGTCAATTTACGGCCAGAACTTGCAGAAGTCTTGGGACGCCACGCAGGGCAAGTTTACGAGCAAGGGCCTACCCAACACAAGGTCTGGCAAGATTCAACTCAAGTATCACAACTACAATGTTAAGACTGGCTCAGCCAAAATTCACTACAGAGGGAGCAGTACAGTTGCGTTTCAAGGAAGGTCCACCGCTTCATCCGCAAGCCAGACAGTTAGCGACACAGGATACGTTAAATGGGCTAGGTCTGCTGGCCCAATGCACAACTACATTGTGCTTCACAGAGAGGTAGACTCTGACAGCCCTGACACTGGTAAATGGTGCATCTCGGCAGTCGAATCTGGCGACGTAATAGATAGCGACATTGTCATAGCCTACATAAACAATGGCACGACAGTCAGGCAGGTCTGGAAAAGTGATGTAACCTTTTCTGGCGGTGGTGGTGGCGGCGGCGAGGACGACCCACAGCCACACCCGTTCCAAATCGTTAAGGACTTGGCTACCATGAGCGTGTATGTACGAGAAGGTACAGTTAATAGCGTCCCCGCCAGTACAGGATGGGCTGTGGCTGGCAACCAAGAGTACTGGCTTAGGACCTACCCATCTCCAGTGATTGGCCTAAGCGATGAAGGTAAAAGCGAATCACAGTGCTGGGTGTCTATTGGACGTGTGGTAGCAGACACAGTCAATGGAACCATCGAAGTCTATCAGCACTTAAGAAGTTCCCTGCACGCCGAACGCTTTAAGTGCGGCTCTGCACCTGCCAAGTACTGGCACTCAGCGGTCTAATGGCCTTACCGCACAGAGTCGTAGGGCTTATCTGTGAACTTGGCAGGGCCGAGGCGGACGCTGTTACCCTTCCCAATGGAGACGAGATTCCCGCCGAAGAAGAAAATGCCTTTCAAATTAGAAAGCACGTACACCTTGGAGATGGAGACAGTACCAACACCTTTGAGTACAACCCCAGCGGCAACCATCACTACTTTGCAAACTTTCCCGACGCCGTACTGACAGAAATGGACGGCACCCTGAAGTCAGGAAGTTATGACGGCAATCCACGCTGGGACCTAGAGGGTGATACATACACAGTCAGGACATCTGAAAGTTCAGATAGTGCAGTTGAAATTGACGACCTGCCTTCGTGGCTTAAGGCGTGGATTGAGCCAGTATTTTGCCACAACATTGGGCATTATCACTACTACGATTTCTCGACGATAGACGAGGGCCACCCAGAGTTTCACAGTACTCAAATGGCTAACGACGAATCAGATAGCGGGTGTGGTACTTACGACGAAGAATCAGCACAAGCAGAAGCACAGGCACTATTTAATGCTTACTGCGTTAGGCTTACTCAGTCCTTAAACCCCTACGAAAGCACTTATTCCCAAGCAGATGCCATGGAATACCCTTGGGGCGTTCCAATTAGGGGGGAGGTATACCCTAGGTGGAAGACAGAAACTCCTTATACAGAACTTGAAGCCGTGCCCTACGAGAAGTCTGTATGCCCATTGACTGGATTTGGAACAGGTGCCCCTTTTATTTCCCCAATCTACAGGAGCCTTAGTGCCGACACTGTAGACCCCACATTAAAGTTTAGAGGCTTCTACGACTTCAGTTTCTCAATGCTAAATGCAGACTGGGGTCCTTGGAGGGTGCTAGACCAAACTCCAGAATGCCACCCAGAGGAGTCTGGAACGTACGTAACCCAAGAAGACGTATGGATTTACGACCAGCATGTTCAAAATCAGTACCCAGACGAAGGCATGTATGACAAGTTTCCTAACAACCCGCCTTACTGGACCGACGAAGACCAAGATGGCGAGGACGACACTTGGTGGACTCCGTACGGGCACATGGAAACAGTTTTCGAGGAGCACCACTACACCATCCCTCAATGGGACGAATACCATACTTACGAGTTTGATTACCCCGAAAACGTAAAACCTTCATACACCTCTACTTCGAGGTGGAAGATTAAGTGCGAGTGGAACCCAGTGCCCCCCTGTTGCTCTCCCGTTGACAAGACAATCACTTTTAAAGTCATGATTTACACGGCCAACATGGCTAGCAAAATTAATAACGAATCCATTGACGACCAGTCCCCGACTACGAGGTACAGGAATTGCCACATCAAGGGCTACGCCAAGGGTGAGATGGGAGACTTGGAGTATTTTCACACAGACGTAAACCCGTCTTGCGGACCAGAGATTGTAAGGCCGTACATGCACTGGGCTTACTATGGTCACGTAGTCAGGCCAGTATACTCCACGTCGTCAGAACTAAGCACCATCACTGTTACTAAAATTATAGGGCAGGACTGGGATGGAGAGCCCGAGTTCGACATTGAAATACCTGCTTCAGATGGCAAAGTGACCTACATCGCAGACTTCTGGATAGACTCCATCACCTAATTTATGCCACGAGAATACCAACAAGACGGAGAGGTAGCCTTTGGCGGCTTCGCTTCATACCCAAACCCAACCTCGCTGGACCCGCAAAAGGGGGTCCTGACGGCCATCAACAACATGCGTATCACTGAGGGCGTCATGACGCCTCGGGCTGGCTCCACGCTGGCCGTGTCTACTGGCTTCACCGCCGTAGACTACGCCGCCTCCGCTAGCACCAGCAGTGGGGACTTCATCTACGTCTGGCGTCAGGGCGTAGTTAAGCGGTACTGCACCACTACACCCGCAGGTATGGTCACAGACAGCGGAAGCACTCGCCCTTACAGGCCTATCAGGGGTCAGGGCTACCAAGGCCTTGCCACCATCGAAGCGTCTGGTGCGGCCAACTGGACGGGGGAGTATGACTTCACCGCCTGTACTAACGTCCTAGGGAGGCTTGCCTACGCTAAGAATGACCAAGTCTGGCTCACCCTGTTCGGTGGCCTCCAGCCGTACAACGGGGACACCATCTCGTTGGTTCAGGGTACCTATGACTCCATCAAGGCCCTGCATTACTCCAATCAGAGCAGGAAACTGTATGCGTTTGGTAATAGGTCAGCCTACGAACTGACATTCGGACTGCCCTCCATGAGCCTAGAGGCTGGCAAGCCCACGGCTGACTTCTTCCACAAGGTCAACCTGCTCACGGGTCAGGAAGGAATCCTTGCCAAGGATAGCGTGGCTGAAGTTGCTGGCTCAATCTTCTACCTAGGTCATGACGGCATCTACCAGATTGACGCCCAGAAGGGCATGGTCGAGGGGCAGGGGCCTATGTCCTACCCAATTGACGATGTCCTAAAAAGTGCTCCCGCCGCCGAAATGCAAAAGGCCGTCGGTGTTTCTTGGATGGGCAGGTACTATCTGCTTTTGCCAAATTCTACCGATTACAAGCGTGACAGGGTTTTGGTGATAAACCCTAGGATTCCCAATGTTTTCGAGTCTATCGACACGTACAATTTCGACATGGTCAGCATTATGACCGCTAGGGACGCAAACGGCGTTCTGTCACTTTGGGGCGTAACGGCTGATGGTCGCATTATCAATTTAGAGAGCGGTTCTAGTGATTTGGGCTACCAATACCAATCCTCATTTAAGACCCGTAATTACAACTTCAGGACAGACTTCGACAAAAGGTATGATGCATGCACATTGTCGCTAGACACAAAAGGCCCTGCCAACATCGAGTTCTACCAAAACACTGTAAATCCTGACTCTAGGTTGCTCATTGACCAGTTCAACGGCAACGTAGGCCAAGCGGTTCGGCGTGCTTTGGCTGGGAAAAAGTGTACGGGACTAGTACTGGAAGTCGTTGTAAAATCGGGCAAGCCGCTGTTCTATTCCTGCACTGTGGACGGCTCCATCTCGGGTCGTTCAATTTTTAACGTATTCTGATGCCTTATCCCTCAAAACCATACGACGACTACGCTGGCACTGGGTTTGTGTTTAAGACCCGTGACCCTAAGGGTGAACTGGATTACACGGCGAAACTTCTAAAGAACATAGTCGAGGCTGGCGGCGATTGGGCAACGGCTGAACTTAGCGTAGGCAACACCCTTAAGACGAGGTACAACGACGTAGTCTCCACCTTGGCCGTAACGGCTAGGACCGAGTACGAGACACTCTTAGGCATCATCAAGAATGACGTCTACGGAGGAACTGCCGTCACCCCTAACGTTGCTTATGACCAGTATCTTGCTGGGATGAGTGCCGCCATGGGTGGTGGACATGCTAGCGTTGCTGGCTTTGGCGTTCTTGCCACTCAGGAAAAGCAACTAATGGTTCACGAGTCTACGTCTAGGCTAGCGGCAACGCTTATGGGAATGACCTATCAAGCCACCTCTGGCATGCCGCTTGTAGTGCCCATTGAGTCTCAACTTGTGGCCGATGCCTGTGCTTCTGCTGTTGAGGCTCATTCTGCTGGCCAGATTCGCTCTCAGCAAATCAGGCAATCCGTCGCCGCTGGCTCAAGGCTTTTAAACATTACAGCCAACATTGGAACCAACCCTACGCCTATCGACGAAAATGTGATGCTTGGTTCTCTCTGGGCTCAGGGTGCCGCCGCTTCCGCAACTTAACATGCAACAACTAAAACTTGGAGACTATCAAGGCTCAAGGGATACCCTTCAGGCCGCTCTTGGTCAGGATTACGCCCCACTTCAGGGTGCCATGCAAATGGCTGGCGGGATGGCCCAGCAGGGCCTTTCTGGCATGAGTGCTCGTGGCCTTCGTCGCCAGATGGCTGAAGACAACCTTTCTACCCAGATGGGCGTGGCCCAGATGAATGCCTACAACGCACAGGGCGTGGAAGAACAAAAGGACGCCGACATTGCCGAGGGCAACGAAGGCCGTGAAGCCGCTATTCTCGACTGGGCTGGCAACGTGCTTCAGAGTTATGCCCCTGATAGCCCAGAATACAAGCAAGCCAAGCGTACCATCGACATGATTGGTGGCCGCAAGAAGGGTGGAACCAACTTTGACTCTAACTATTTAGACTACCTTGAGGAGTATGGCATAAACGACCCGTTCAGCCAAGGAACGCTCGGTGGCTTAGCCGCTCAGTACCAAGGCGGGAAGCAGGTACCTGCTACTCAACAGCCTCCTAAGGCTAAACAACGTAAGGGGCCAGATTCTGAATACGACGACAATTAATGGGAATCGCACGTGCCATTCTAAAGAAGATTGCCAAGGGGGCGGCTAAGAAAAACAAAGCCGCACTTCTCGGCAAGAAGATGTACAAGTACAAGAACCCCATAATGGGAAGTTCCCTTGGCCTCGCAAACGTCCCATTTATTGACACGCCAGACAGTCTGGACCAAGAGAATTTTAACAACTTCTACCAGAGGTTGCAGGATGAAGGCCTCGTGAGGGACGAGGAGGGCCTAAACGGGGGAGTTATTGACCCAGAAAACCTCTTAAAGCACTGGAATCAAAATTCCTACCACAACAAGAACAAGAAGTCTTCTTGGGTTCAAACTGCACTTACAGAGGGCTCGGCGTTTATTCCCTTTGCAGGACTCCCAATTTCTATGGGCCTAGGTGCCGCCTTCGAAAACAACGCAGAAGGCGAAGACGAAAGACTCTACCAAGACATTAGGCGTAAAGCCTACATGCACATGGGCAAAGAAATGCCTGACAAATTTATACCCGAAGAATAATAATGTCCTCACTACCCCCACTTAAACTAGAAGATACTAAACCAGAAGGTCCTATCAGGGCCTACAGTGGTACTCGCAAGAAACACGGCAAGTTGTCCGACCTTAACAGGAGGCTGGTCGGACCAGCCATGGCGGCTCAAATGGAAGCCATGGATGAAGACTATTACCAAGACGAAAATGGCAAAGAAATTACCAACTTTAACGACAAAACTCACACTGTTTTTGGAACTATTAATGCAGAAGGAAAGCGTATTCCCAATAACCCTAAGTTAAACAGCGACCCAGACACTCTTACTGGACTTTTAAACACTAGGTTTGGGGCTGGGGGTCGTCCCATGTACCCGATGTCGGTGCAGAGCGGGAAGCCTAAGGCCGCTACGCCTA